AAAGATTCTGATGAATATTTAAAATATGATAAATGTATTAAAGTAAATGCTGGTAGAAAAATATCAATTGATGATTCTGAAATAGATCCCAATTCAACTTCTAATGGTGCAACCGGACCTCACAATATAACCTCAGATCCAAACAATCCAGAAATCAATGATTTGATAGCTGAACAAACTGCATCTAATATAGATGCGGCTGTGGGAAGAGGATGGTTTGAAATGTGGGGAGATCAAGATAGATATTTAATGTATGTCAAACAAAATGGAACTTCTTATAAAGTTTGGTTTTATGATAAACAATTAGATAAGCAAGTTTATGGTGGTGAAGTAATAAAAGATGATACTGCATCAGCAAAACAAGTTTATTCAAATGGTGCATCACAATTACCCGGTTTTGGCGATTTTATTAATAATCATGCATAGAGAATAATAATATGGGAAATTCAAATTATCAACCATTTTTAAAAATAGTCGAAACATATCAAACAAGTAATGATTTAAAATGTATAAAAGAAATTTTAAAATTTCCAGAAGATGATGGTGTAACTGTTGATTTCAGAAATTTAATAATTGAATTACAAATGACTAAATGGGTTAGAGTATATACAGAAGAAACAGAATATCCAGATAAAGACCCAACAAAAGATATTACATCAAATGTATTAGAAAAGAAAGTAAGTGAAGTGTATGTATATGATTTCCATTATTTCGGTGATTTAACCGCTTCTAGTTCATCAAGTAGTTCAGGAAGTAGTTCAGGTTCATCTGGTGGTGGAAGTGGTCATAGTGACCCATATGCTTCATTCTGGAGTTATGTTAGAGGTCATGGAAAAGCTGTTTCTCGAACACAAGATAATAATCCAAATAGTATAACATCAGGTTGGTATTTAATTACATTTTCAGATGGATCTAAAAATTGGTATTCACCATCAACAGTTCCATCAAACTGGCAAGATGATGCTCCATAAACAATATCGAAAATAAAGAAATTTAAAGAACATAATATTGATAAATATTCACTATATAAATATTTATTTAAAAAATAAAAATAGAGGTAAAATAATAAAATGATTTTAGATCCTGTTCCCAATCCAGATATATCTCATGATGATGTTTATATTGTTGATACAACAATACCTATTGAAAATTTATCTGGTGGTCATCCTGATGATGTAAGATATTTTATCTTTGCAAATGATTCTATATTCAAATCTAACAATGATATTAAATTACAAGCTGGGGTTGATTTTCAAGGAAAAGTTGGTGATACACTTGTATTATTATATGATGGTATGGAATGGCTTGAAATATCAAGAAGTCTAAATCCATTATATGCAGGTGGTTCATTAAATGATTATACATTAGATAGTGGATATATCTTAAATGAAATAAATAATATCAAAAATCAAATTGCAATCATTCAACAGGAATTACAAGTCATTGGTGCAACTACATCTGATTTAACAATTATTTTTAATCCAGCAATGACCAGAGCTGATATGCAAGTTTTAATCGATCAAGTTAAACCAAATATTGTTTATCAGTCAAAAGTTCATTTTATATTTGAAGATGGTGGATATACTTTAGATGCACCTTTAGAATTTAATAGATTTAATGGTGATGGAACAATTGAAATAAGTTCTATCAACTATCCTACATTTCCAACGGAAATATATAATGTCAATATAGATAGTCATTCAAGTAAAGTCCCAGTATTCAAAATAAATAATTGTGATATTGATATTTCTATAAAGGGATTAAATTGTTATTATGGAAGTTTACCAAATCCATCAAATAATAATTTTGGTGGAATAGTGGTTATGAATTCCAAATATACTGATATATCATATTGCAATATAAGAAGTGATGATGAATATGGAAATGATATTTATTATTCTAAATCATCTGGTATTATAACATCTACTTTTACAAATAAAGGTGCATTTGGAATATTGGCAACTAATATGTCAAGAATATCTATTACTGATTGTTATGCCAATGATACAACAAAACCCCAATATGGTATTGGTTCATTAAATGGATCTGAAATCAATTTATGGGATAATCATTCACCTTCTGGTATTATTGATAATGCATATTATGAAAACGGTGGAAGAATCTATTCATAATATAAATAAAGGAAATACATACAATGGCAACTAGAGCATATGTACAACCTAAAACTATTTTAGGAAATATACAATATTTAAATCCAAATGTAGAAGTTATATCAGCTGATAAAAATTTAATTCCTTTGGATTCTTCATTACAATGTTTAAATCCTGGTAATAATACTTATAAAGTTATTTTGCCAGAGGAAATATATTGTGATGGAATGATATTCAATATAATTAATTCTTCTGCATTAAATGGGATTTTAGAGATTTATGATTTTAATCAAACAAATAAATTGTTTGATTTACGACCTGGTGTAAGTCGACAATTTATTTGTCTTGGACAAGTATGGCAATCATATAATACTTTTGATTCATCATATCAATCATTACCATTTGAAACTGAAAATTATTCATTTACTCCATCAATGACTCCTGCTGATATTAATAATGTTATTCAGAATATTCAAAGATATGTGCATATAAATAAAACAATCAATTTTTATTTTGATGGTGACTTTATTAATTATGGAATTCAACTAAATGGATTTTATGGTGGAGGGTTAATTAATATTTTACCAACAACTCCAACATGTAGGCCCAAGATAACATCTGCAACAATTTACCCCATATATCTATCAGATAATAAAAATATTAGTTTTACTATAGAAAAATTTAATATTGAATCAGAATCGACAAATATACACTTTGTTGGTAATATCAATTCTGTATTACATGTTCGAGATTCGAGATTAATTAATACAATTCCAAATACACATGGAAATGGAATTTATTGTGAAAAAAATTTATCAAGTCATAATAATATAAATATCATCAATACATCTTTTGGTAATTTAGAAAATTGTGTATATGTATCAGGTGATTATCATGTAATGATGGATGATTGTAAAAAAGCTTTAACTGAAAGTAGTAATCCACAACCGATGCCATCTGATTATGCATATTATTTAGATAATGGTGGAACAATTGTTATGGCTGGCACAACATCAGCAGAATTAGGAATTGGTCAAAATCAAGGTGGAAATGTATTTTCATAAAAAATATATATTAGGGAGAATATAATAAAATGGCAGGTAGAGCATATAATTTAACACGCTCATATATTAAATCTTTATATTGTTTAAATCCGAATGAAGAAGAATTAACAAATACAAAGACTTTAACAAAATCTGATGCGTGCTTACAAAAATTGAATCCATGTGATGGCGTGATAGATGTTATATTACCCGACCCAAATGAAGCTGATGGAATGATGTTTTGGATAATCAATTCTACAATTGGAGTTGGTGCATTACAAATATATGATAATGTTGGTGGTGGAATATTATCAATTGTACGAAGTAACCAAATTTGTCAATGTGTCTGTATAGGAAAAGCATGGGGAATATATACACCAACAGGTATTGGGCAGTCTTCATTTAATCCAACTTTCTATTATACAAAAACAGAAGTTGATACAATGTTAAATAATTTACGAAATGATTTACAAAATCAAATTGATAATTTACAATCACAACTTGATGATATAAGATATGTTTAAATAACAAATAAAAAATATATAGGTATTTAATTATGTACGATATTCCTAATTTGTCTGAATGGGTAGCAACAATAAGAGGTGTCAGCAAAGGTGACAAAGTTGAAGGTGATGCTGGTGGTGTAGCTAATATTCCAATTGAACAGCTGGTTAAAAGAACAAATTGGTTACATGCTAATATTGGAGGTGGAGGTGGAGGTATCACAGAAGTTAATGACCAAGCTCCTATTTCATCAACTACTCAAGTTTGGTCAATTAATAAGCTAAGTCAGGAATTTGCATTTATTGATGATACTGTTCTATCAACTACAAAAGTATGGTCATCAGCACATTCCAAAGTTGCCAATAGTCTTATTACTTGGTTAACGAAATCAAATAATAGTAATACATCTGGATGGACAGAACATACACATGGAATATTTGCAGATACATCTGGTGGAGCTTGGACATTCACTTTAAATAGTTCTCCCACAGTTGGAGACACAGTTATATTTTCTGATTTACGTGGTACGTGGGGAACACACAATTTAACCATTAATGGTAATGGAAATAATATAAATGGGGATGGCACATTAATTTGTGATATTAACAATTGTCATATAACTTTGGTATATACAGGTAATTCAACAGTTGGATGGAAAATTTTATAAATTAGAGGTTTAATATATTATGATTATTCAAATCAGAGGTAATAAAATAAATCCTATAATAGCTGATTCTGATTTTTTAAATACACATATTAATGTTTTTTATATAGATGATGATGTGGTAATTAGTCAATGTGTAATTGATGAAAAATTTCCAGATTATCTTTTATATAATAAAATTGAAAAAACTCATATATTAAATGAAAAAGGTAAATTGGTAAAAATAATAAAAAATATAAACCCAATATATGTTACATTACATAAGACAATATAATTATAATGAATAATTTAAAAGAACAAATATTTACCAAATATTATGAAAAAATGCCATCTAATCATATGTTGGATAAAACAACTTTTTCAAATGCGCATAATAAATTAATATCTGATTATAAGAAAGATGGCTTATTTGAGAAATTTCAATATGATAAAAAAACATGGATAACAATGTCTGTGGATTATACAATCAATACACAGAACAATTATTATTTTTTATATAATACATTTTTAAGAAGTTTAACTTTAACATTACCTCAATTTCCTAAAATAGATCAAACAATTGAAATAAGAGATTTTGCTAGTTCTTGGAATAGAAATAATCTAATTATTAATTCCAATGGAAATAGAATATTATCAAAAATAGAAGATTTGATTTGTGATGTTAAAGACCAATATGTTTTATTGAAATATATAAATAAAGAAATTGGTTGGAATGTTTATTACAAACAAAATATATTTTCACATATATAAGAGGAATATAAAATGAGATTATCAGATTTATGTGGTGGTAGTAGTGGTGGCTATTCTAAAATGCCGGGTGGACTAACTGGTGGATTGGGTGATTTATCTATATATGAACACCAACAAGAATTCAATGCATCTGGTACATTTACTGTGCCATCTGGTGTAACCAATATAGGATTTGTTTTAGTTGCTGCTGGTCAACATGGGCAAGATGCTGGTACAAACAGTGAGGGTTTTAATTATGGTGGAAATGGTGGTGCTGGTGGAGATATTATATTTATCACCAATATTTATATTGACGCTAATCTATCTATTACAATTGGTGCTGCTGCTCCTAATGCTTGGGATGATTATTTAGTTGGTGGTGATAGTGAAATACAAGGATTATTTAAAACATTCACTGTTAAGAATATATCCACTGATATTCAATCTTCTGGATCAATTGCATGGTATTTAAATGGTGGGCGTGGTGGCAAAGGATTCACACCTATATCAACAGCAGCACCTTCTAGCTCTTCTGCATTACCAGCTGAAGGTGGTGAATCAGTGCCAGGTTTTGGTTTCGGTGGTGCGCCGGGTACTTATACTATATGGGGTGGTGGTGGAGGTGCATCATATGGAAATGGTGGTAATGGCCACATGAACTGGGATAGTGGAGGTGGTGGTAATGTGCCACCGGGTGCAAATACTGGTGCTGGAGGTGGCGGTGGTGATTGGTTAAAAACATATGATAACCACTGGTATAGCCATCAAGGGCAAATTGCATCAGATGGCAAATGTATAATTTATTATTAATATAAAGATTATAAAATATGCTATACGATAATTTACCTCCAAATCAAAGTCCATCATCGGGAACTGGTAATATTGGCACTCCCGATGATGGAACTTATTCTGATGGATTCTTTAATAATTGGAATCCAGCATATAAATGCTCAAATGCATTTGATGATTTAAACGAATTACTTTTGAAATTGCTGCCACCAAAGCCAGATGATTTATCAACAACTCCATTAGTATTCGAATCAATATATACCGCAAGACAAGAATCAACATCTGATGTTCATAATTGCACAGATGATACCACACCAAAAGCAACAGCTGAAAACTTTTTCAATGGTGATGATGGAATTCTCACTTGTGAAATAGATTCTGTCTCTCATGGTGTTATAACAATCACCCCTGATGATGATACTGGAAAACATGATGATTATTTAACTATCATAGATGATTCAGATCCATATGCTGGACAATCAGGTAAAGAAGGGATATGGAAACAATTGTCAGCTGAGATTCTTCCAACTTCACCATTATCATATGATAAACATGAATTTGCTCTGACACATTCCCAATCAGGAAGTTCCATTAATTCAATATGGGTTGATAATCCTCAAACTGCAACAATTACATCTGCACAAGTTATTCTTCCAAATAATTGCAATAGATGGATTTCCGGTGTTCCCTCACTTGAAGTTGGTGATTCATTGGGATTCCATGCTGATTTGAATAATGCCGTGGGAAAACATTATCATAATAATTATGTGGCAAGAGTTTATTCAGTTGACACCGATATTGTTTATTTCGATCCACTCACACCTCCATCAGAAGGCGATGTGATAAATGTGGCAACTACACTAACTATTCAGAATAATAGGTATAATGAGAATGTTAGTGTCGTTTGTGTGCCATATAATTCAAAGGGTCAGTCGCCATCCTCTGAGATAGAATCTCACTCCCGAGTAGATACCATATCCCAAGAAAACCGAGTCCGCTCCGGCAACACACAATATCCCTCCTTCGGAATCTCCGATAATGAATATGGTGATACATACGACTCAACTATATCTCTCAAAGATTCCTCATATTACCATGAGCTTCAATTACTTAATGGGCAATATCAATTCCCACATGGAAACTATTCAAGCAACTTACCAACAGCAGGTCCAGATTATTCATCTGGTATGGGGAATGATGATAGATGGGTTGCCTTCAAGACTATTCATATAGATAATAAATCTGGATTAAATCTAGTATTTTCAAATACTTCTGGCACATGGAATGGTGTTGAAACAAGTGGTATTCAAATCTATATACAGGTACTTGGAGTGACTGGATGGTTGGATTGCAATCATGCATATCCGGGTGTTGGTTCACCTTCTAACAATGGTGATTATGCTATGGTATATAGTATGTCATCAGCTACCTCTAAGAGAATTACATTTGGATCTACTGTTAGAACGGGTGATGTTTATCTTAGAATTGCATTGCCGAGTAATAGCAATAAGAGATTTGGAAGTATAAATGTGACTGCTGTTTGATGATTGATTTCTACTCTATTTTGTAATTTTCATCCTTTCTGATTTTCCTTCTACTCTATCTATTTTTTAATTTATTGAATTGTTTTATTTTATTATAATATGAGTTTGTTATAATATAAAATTCCAACATAGTAATATATAGTATATGGGTTATGCTATATATATGTAATAATAATATAAACTTTGTTTATTATCAATTCTTATAACAGCAAAGAGGATGGAGGAATATGATGGATCTTTTACATGTGACAGGTAATGGTGGTGGGATAATTAGAGGTAATAATAATAATAATTCAATTAATGAAATTATCAACTTAGAATATGAAAAAAATTTTTTGAAAATTGTTATTGAGGAATTATTGGAAATTTTACAAATCTCATATACAGAAAGAAGAATTGTTAGTGCATTATTATCTACTGCTCTTGAAAATAAGATTTCACATAGGAATGGTTTATTAGAACAATATCTACATGCACAATTAGATATACTCGCTAATACTTTCAAATCTAAATTTGATTTAGATAAATCTATTAAAGTTAATTATAATTATGCAACTCATGCTAAATTTGAAGATATTATAACTGCAATAAAAGAAAAAGAGGGAAATTATAAATAGGAGATTGTAGTATTATGGCAGATGATAATACCTTTAATTTAAAAGATATGCTTATGAAAAAGTATTATCATATTGTAGAGAAAATTTCATATGAGGATTATAAATTATTATTGAAGAAGGATCTTAGTGAATTAAATGAAATGAATTCTTTTATTGGGAATATACCAATATATAATAATACTAAATATTTGCAAAATAATATTTCTATAATTAATGAGAAGAAAGAAAGTGCAACATATAAAATAATAGATGATATGAAACATATTATGGATAATGGTTTTTTTTCATCATATGATAACACCTTATTAAAAAATTGGATTGTAAATATAAGTTTGACAACACAAGATGATTATACTTAGGAGGTTAATTATTTATGTCTGTTGTTGAAAAAGAAAGATACTATTAAAAAAGATTCTAAGTATTATTTGGAATTGAAATAAGTGGGGATGATTTTATGACAAATAATAATAAATAATCTTTTGATATAAATAATATGTTAAAGAAGAAATATAATGATAATACAATAATATCTAAGAATGATAATTCAGAAGCAAAGGCATATGATGTATTATTTGATAATAATAATAATGATATTGATGATGATAAATTAAAACAACATAAAGATTTCATGGCTTATATAAGAGAAGAGTTTAGATATTGGTTTTAATATGAATAAGAATAAATTTTTTCTTTACATGTTTTTCTATCTATGAAGTGAAGGAGTTTTGTAATGAAAACATTATCTGAAATTATTGATATTTGTAAACAAGGTAAATTACCAACATTAGATGAAGCTAGATTAGCTGTATGTGTATTAGATAGTTTATTAGTATTAGAGAATATTAGATTATCAAATATAAGTGATAAAAGTAAAGATGATTGGAATAATTATCAGAAATTTTTTAATAGGTTTAAAAATGCATTAGGGAAAACTCCTGTTGATTATTTAGGTCCAGAATATAACCCAGACAATCCTGATGTACAACATCGACGTAATGTACATTTAAAAATGTTTAATAAAATAATTAACAATAATAAACAATCTGATTAATTATTATTTAAGGGAGATTAGTATGTCGGATTTCAATGATAATATATTACAACTGTTGATTGATAAAAATAAACAGGATATTAATAATTTAATATCTAATCAATTAAGAAGTAAGTATGATTTTGATGAAGATATGCGTAGAGAAGATTTTGAAGATGCATTTGTAGCAGAAGAGTTAGCTGGTTTTGATATTGATGATAATGAATGTATTTCAGGGCGTATATCTGAGTCAGATGTAGAAGAGTTTAATGAATTTATTAAATCTATGATAACTGATAAATCAATTTGTGATATGATAACCAATCCTTATTTACCTAATAAAATGATTATCGACACAAAAGAAAACGAAGGTGATTTATTATTTCATAGTTGTTTTGGATATGATATATTAATAAAAGATGGTAAAGATAAAATAGATTTATTAGCTGTACCCAAATCGTAAATATACGGTACTATACAGAAGATTAATGGTGGTTATGATGAATGATGTTATGAATATAGTATTTACCTTTGTTGTGTTGTTTATAAGCTGTTATGTTATATATAGTGGCATAAAGAAATTTAAAGAAAATATACAAAGAAAAAAAATAGAAGAACATAATATGAATGAGCGTTTAAAAAATTTAAAGCAAAAAGCTGAATGGACACGTGAATATCATAGAAATGAATTAGCTACTCAAATGTTTTATTTAATTTTACAAGCTTCTGGTTTAGATACATTTGTTATTACTAGACATAGGCTACACAAAATAATGTATTATCTTAGATTTAATAGAGATTTACATTGTAAAGATGTATTAGATATGTTTAGATTTAAAGGCTCACCAGCTGCACCTTTTTCAGATGAATTAGAGGAAGCTATTTCTACATTACATTTTGAAGGATTGTTATATGTTAATGGCAACAATCCTGAAAAGTTTATTATTGGTAAACAATATACTAGTCGAAACTTTTCTTTTACTGGTCAACAATATAGTAGAGAGATAGAATTACTTGGGGCTAAATTTAAAGAATTGATGAACCAAGAAAACATACAATATAAAAATATTATAACTTAGCTAACAATTCTTTAAGACGAGCTCTTAATCGAATTACTTCATCTCTTAATAATTTTACATCAATTTCATTTTCTTTTAAATATTGTTTAATATATTTTTGTTTATCAATAAATCTCTCTTTATCTTGTATATTACAGAGAAATGAAATTAAACTAGTGAATGGTTCATATGTAATAGATTGTAATCTTATTTTTATTTTTTCAATGTTTAAATAATTAGACATAATTAAACTCCTTAAAAAAGAAATTCTTTCCAATATGATGTTCCCATTTTAAATTAAAAAATGGGATTTAAAAAAAGACTGGGTGATTATATCCAGTCTTTTTTTTTATTTTAAAAATATAAAAACAAAGAACATATAAATGAATATATAAATAGGAGATGACATGAGAAAAAGAAAGCCAATTGAAGTTAAGACCAAATATAAAAAGAAAACTTTTAATTTAGATACGTTAGAAATTAATATAACTGAACATACAAAAATTAGACAGTTGGGATTTATTCCTGATAAGAAAACATTGTTGATAAAGGAATAGATAAGATATGAAAGAATTGATTATATATTCAATAGCATGTTATTCATTAACTTTTGGATTTATTGAAAGTCCACATATTTTAATTAAAGGAATAAGGGAATATATTAAATCTAAATTTTCAGAGAAAGTTATTAAATGTTATCATTGTTCTGGATTTTGGATTTCTTTATTACTATCCCCTTATATATTATATCAATATGATTTACCGATGGTGTATTGTTTTTTATTTGCTTTGTACGGTGGTGGAGTATCATATTTAATTCATATTATAGAAGATTATATTTATTATCTTCGATATGGGGATGACAATGAAACATAACAAAAAGGAATTATTAAAAAACCTATTGGAATTTTCTGATAAGTTTCAACCAACATATTTGGATAAATTTAGTGACAAGCAGATTGATATTATATATGAAGGATTTATTTCATCTATTAAACATGGTGTAAGTAATATAAAAGATGCAGTTCATGCAAGACATGTATATGCATCAAATGCTAAAAATAATAGATGTTATAGTCCATCTCTTACACCTATCGAAAAGAAAATATGTATAAAAAAAGAATCTATTCAAGATTTACATTATAAGATAGGATTGAAACGAGGAAGGGCTGTAAAAGCATTTCAACAAGGAAATAAAAGTGAAGGGCAATATTATAGTAATCAAATAGAGGAATATAAACGTAAAATTGAAAATCTTCAAAAAGAAATAGCTGAGTTAGAAAGGAGTAAAAATAGATGAAAAAGATTATGACATTATGTAGGGGACAGGGTTGTTGTCCAGAATTGTTTATTGATTTTTCTGATGGAACCCGTGAAGATTATTCAATGGGGCAATATATTTTGGAAGATGATTATGATAATAAAGTAATATTTTTAAAAGAACATTTTAATACTATCATACATGATATTGATAGTATTATTTCTAACATAGACGATTTATCTGAACATACTGAATATGAAATAGATTTTAATATAAATAATAAATATGTAAGAATGAAACCTTATCAATTAGCAATGTTAAAAGAATCTTTAAATCAAATTGAAGAAGGTTGTTTATGCACACATCGATAGGTGATAAAAGAATTTTTTTATATGAACTTTGTCAATCATCTGAAATAGAAGAGGTTTATAAAAATGCTGATAAATTTCTTAATGAATTTTCAGATGATTATATTGAAAGAACTTATGAGAAAGTTTATTTAAATGAATTTGTTATTTTGTTGATTTCTTTTATAATTGCTTTGATAGCTAAACATTATAAAAAAATTAAAGAAGAAGCAAAAGAATTAGAAAAACATTGTGGACATTTTATTGGTATTGACAAGAAAAAATGTATTGATGAATTAACTAGGAAAATGCATGAAAAACAAGTTCATTATATAAAACAGAAAATGTCATTGTGTAATAGAACTGATAATCCAAAAAAATGTAAAACAATATTAAAAAATAAAATGTATAAAATTCAAAAGAAAATTAAATTATAAAGGAATATTATTATGGCTGATTATAAACAATTATTAAAAGAACAATTGATTCACAAACCTATTTTAACAGAAACAAAAAAAGATGATGTCGAAGTAGATAAAAATAAACTTCAAAAAATGAAAGGTAAAATGGAAAAATATTTATCTGATAAACAGATAAATGTTAAAGAGATATATAAAGTAGCTGATAAGAATAAATCGAAAATAATGTCTTTAATGAAAAATGCTAAATCAGGTGATGAATTATTTAATGGTGTGAAAAGTATTTTACAAAATAGTATTAAAGATGATTTTTGGAGAGGTGTTAAAATAGGAATTGTTATAGCTGTTATATTAGTTTTAATTAGATATTTTCTAATAGCACCTTTATATATAATGACACGGATAGTATTACAAGCAATCTATAATGGTATTAAATTGTTATATAGAAGTTTAAAACCGGCTGAAATAAAAGCATTAACCGAAGATGAATTTATGTCTGATCCTGTAGATTTAAATCCGCAACCATGTGATAACGTAGATCCAAAAAAAGAATTAGCTAATAAGATTGATTTTATAAATAAAAAATTAGAAGATGTTCTTATGAATTATAATGGTGATCCAGATCCTTTAAATAAAAAATTTGATATTGATGGTGTTGGTATTACAAAAGAAGATTTATAAACAAAAAAAAATCTCTCGCCTAATTTAGTGCATACTAATAGGCGAGAGATTTTTTATTTTAACCTTTTTTATCCAGACGTTCTTTAGCCAATTCAGATGTGAATTGTTCTGGATATCTCTTTTTTAATTTATCAATATTTTCTTCCATGATCTCTTCAAAAGTCCATCCTTCACTTCGAATAACTGCGGCAATATACCAGAGTATATCACCCAATTCTTCCTTAATATTTTTCTTATCTAAATCATGTCCATAGAATAATGCTTTTTTAGCAGCATCTATTAATTCACCAGCTTCACCAGATATTCCAATAATACCATGTAAAGTTTCTACATTTACACTTTCATGGTATATATTGGGAGCCATGGTTCTAGCTGATTCGTTTATATAATCATTAACATTCATTATCAAAATCACCCCTTTCAAAAGGTTCATCCAGTTCGTCTATATATTCATTGACAATCGCAGATGATAATTCAATAATTTTTCTTCGAAAATTTTTTTCTGATGATGATAAATCTGTATCATCCATGTGTTTATAACATTCTTGTAAATCATAAAAAGTATTTTGAAATCTACAATAATCCATATTAGGCATGATATTTTATTATCCTATTCTTCTAAAGATTCTTTAGATTTTGATGCATAAAATTCAGTAAAATCAAAATCAATATTTTTAATTTGGTTAGGTGGATAATATCTTAGAATATCATGGAAATCATTATCTGGCTCACTAACTGTGAAACCATCAGAGGCTATTTTAATCATTGCATTTCTAATGTATCTTTCTTGTTTGTATTGTTTATCTACATAAACATATTGTGGTAGTTTCCATTGGATCTCAGTAGATATTCCATCAATCAGGGTAATTTTCAGAGTTATGGGAAAACCTTTCATAATAATAAATTCCTCAAAAGTTTAAGTTAAAATTTCCTCAACAAAAAATCCATTTTCATCAACATCTTTCTCACATTGAATACAACAATGTTGGGGTATTGATTTGTTTATAGGTTTTATAAATTTATTACTTTTGTTATTATTATTTAATTTTTTACCACATGAACAACAATATTCATGTGGTGTTATTTTTTTAAATTCATTTTCAAATGTTTTAAAATCTAATAAATTCATACCAATACTCATTTGGGGATAATTTACTTATTATTTTTTAGAGCTGATTCTTGGTGGATGTTATAATTACTATCAACCCAATAATAAAATGATTTACCATCTTCTCTTATTATAAATTTGTTATGATTGATTTGAATATGTTCAAAATATTTATCAACTAATAAATAACCATATTTAGTATATATTCTATATTTAACAGGTGATTTATTTAATGTTTTTAAAATAATAAAATATTCATCATCATATATTAATCCACGGCAATCATGAATTGTATTATATGTAGATGAATAAATATATCGTTCGGTTAATTGATTATATATATTGGCAAAAACAATATATCCATTAGTTTCACCAACGATAATATTATTTTTCATGGAAACAAGACATCCCATATTTTTTATATCATCATACCAATTTGTTATGGGATATATTATGTCAGTGGGCATCATAGGATTTATTTCAATCAACGCCCATTTATTCATATGTTTTATTTTTACATATTTACTTAATCCTGAAAAGAATCCAGAATTTTTATCGTCTGATATATGTTGGGCATGAAATATTTTTTTAAGTTTTTTGTCATTATATCCAATATAAAATAATTCATGATATTCTTTTGTTTTTTTCAAAAGATAGATATTAGTCAAATCTTTATCTTTATCTTTATCTTTATACAATTTGTGTATATAAACATTAATATCATTTGTTTTTGTTACAGAGGTATCAATGTTATAATGTTCTACTATATATTGCCATTCGTCAGATTTGTATTCAACTTTTCTTATACTCATAAAAAGCCTCCGTTGTTGATACAAAGTTATTTTTTATTGGATGGTGCAAATATTCTTTGAATTGATGCTGACGAATAAAAAATAATATCCCCTTCTTGAATTTCAATATAATCACTTTCAAGGGGACTGTTACCTATTCTCATTTTATCAAAGCGAGTATTTTTTTCAACTTCGATAAAACATCCCTGTGCATTAATTGCTTCAATTTTATCAACAATTATTTCTTTTTGTTCATCCCTCGAAAGTTTTTGAAATTCTTTATTATCATCAACAATATTCGTGAAGATATAATCGTATTCATTTTCTGCATCGAATACTTCTACAACAAGTGTGTTACTAAATTTTTCCATAATCTCAAATCCTTTTTAATAAGTTAAATAAAAAACAATCACAGATTTAAAGTATTCAGTTAAACCTCCTTTTATTAAAGATAAATTTATTAATCAAAAAATAATATATATAGTTGTATTTATATCTTAAAAAAAAAGCAGCTTTTGTTTTAAGTCAGAGCTGCAAACTGACTTGATTCTGGTCAATCTTGTTTTTTAATTCGGAGATTGATACCGAATACCGAATTTTATTTAACGCACCAGCTAGCGTTCTCTCCTTTGTGGAGATGATACCACAAAACTTAATTTTTGTGGTATCATTAATTAATATATATATAATAGAATTGATGATATTAAAATAAAATAAAGAACATATAATTGAATAATAATCTTTGTTATAGGGGGTTTGAAATGAACTATGATTATAGAAATGAATTATTAGAAACTTATGCTATTCAACAACATTTATATGAATCAGATTCATATAAAGAAAAACTTTTTAAAATGTCATTTTTAAAGGATCCAAAAAGGGCCATAAAAAAAGTAAAAGATAAATTTGTTCCGTTTGTTTCTAAATTAATTGGTGCCAACAAAGTTAAACAAGTTATGAAAAATGCATTATCTGATTCTAAAGCAATTGGTGAAAAATTTGAATCTGAAAAATATAAAACATCCAATAGGATCCAACAAAAAGATTTGTTAATGAAAATTGCAAAAGATCATGTTTCTAAAAAATATAATTTAGAAAAAGATTCTTCTACTCACAAAATAAATCTTTTATTCAATGGTATTTTATTTTTAGTAATGATGAATTTTCTTGTATCTGATATTCAAGAAGAAAATACTAATATGATTGCTCTTGATATTGTGATAGGAGCGTGGTGTCTATATGATGCATTGAAAGCATTATTAGCATTAACAAAAAAGGAAGAAGTTAAAATCTCAATTTAGGAATTTATGGGAACATATTATTGATATAATTTAAATTTTTTTAAATAGCGGAAAGAAATTATGGCATTAAATACCGACCAAAAAGCTAGCAAGCTTTTCAAAAAATTACAAGGTGTAGCTGAAACAACTTTGATTAAACAATTTTTTGAGGAAGCATATCTAGGGAGAGTGGCGGTATTTCATAATGAACAAATATGGAACCAATCAGATTTAATTCCATTACCAGCACCATCTTTATCAGATGGTCAAACAGATGGAGTTGTTCAATACTTTGAAGATTTATCTTTGATTCCAGTACCTGGTTTGAATAATGCATTTTATCATGATAATTTAAAAGATGCGATACCTTTTAATTTTGGAGATGGTTCATATAATTATTTTTTAAAAAATTCACATGGAGATCAAATCCCATTTGGAATGGGAGATTGGATTGTTGATACTGAAGCTGGTGTGTTAACATTCTATTCAAATGTCCCTTCTTATATGCCACCTCAAATTTCTTTTTATAAATACATTGGAAGTAAAGGTGTTTCATCAGGTGGATTTTCAGCTAATAAACAAATAGATAATTATATAGTGGATTCAGCAATTGTTTCAAATGGATATGTTGATTTAAGCCAAACTATTAATTTGTCAATGCATAATTTCGTTATTTTAAATGGTGTTGTATTAATGGAAGGTTCTACTTATGATTATACTATATCAGGGGTAAGAGTTACTTTTACTTCTAATGTTAATTTGACTATAGGTGATGCTATAGTTGTGAAATATTATTATTAAAATGCCCAATGAATTTTATCCATTTAATATTTATGATATAGATTCTAAATTATATAATAAAATATGTAAATTATTTTTTGAAAAACTACAACTGCGTGTCAATAATATAATTGCTATTCAAGATAATAAAACTAATAAAATTAAGACTTATAAAATAATTACTGATGAAAATTTACTTTTGAGATTGGATATTAAACATCTGGAATCAAAAACTAAATTACAACTAATAGTTAATAAATATGATATAGAAATACCTCGTATCATAGGTATTTTTGGAAAATATAAAGTTAGTGAGTGGATAGATGGAACAATGTTATTAAATGTTGTTGATATACCAGAGGTTTTTATTAAATCTGGTGAATTGATGGCAAGATTGAATTCTATTAAAATTGATAATAAATTTGTAACTAATTCAGAATTTAGTTTATCAAATGCTATTTGGACAAAAGATAAAAAAGTTTATTTAATAGATCATGGTAAAATGAGATTAGTAAATAATACAGATAAATCTATTGTTCAAATATTATTAAAAAGAATTAAAGATAAAACAAATATAGAATTGTTTTTAAAAGGTTATTCAAAATATAAAGAAATTTATAAAATTAAACAAATACTTGATAAATATAATTATAATTGGGAAAACTATGCAGCATAAAAATTTGGAAAATAAAATTAGAAATTTAGATCCATGGTATCAAAAAATAAATATTGAAGGAATATTAACTTCTGAAAAAGGTTCGCCATACTATAAAATGGAAGAATCTGAATTAACATGGGAAAAAATCAATAGTTTAATTCCAGATTTTAAAAATAAGAAAATTATAGATTTGGGTTGTAATGCTGGATATTATTCTATACGAGCAGCTCAAAATGGTGCAACTGTTATTGGTATTGAAACAACTCCTATATTTTTTAAACAAGCATTATTTTTAAAAGATTATTATGAAAACTTAAATAATGAACAATTAAATATAACGTATATTAATAAAGATATATCTCATGTGGACTTTGATGCTATAGGAAAAGTTGATTATATTTTTGCTTTTTCGGTATTGTATCATATTGGAAAATTTGAATATAAAAAAAATTCCGAAGAACAATTAGCTGAACAAGATCGAATGATAAAAATAATGTCTAATTTAACTGATAATTTTCTTGTAAGGGCTAGAAGTGAATCTAATAAAAATGTTGAATACTATAACAACATCTTTAAAAGATATGGTTTTAATCAAACATCATATATATCCGAAGGGAAACGTTCGTTTGTTATGTATTCAAGAGGAAAATAATCATGGGAAAATTAAAAGATATATCTGCAAAAATAGGAAAAGCTATTTTTAAAGTAGTTAGTACAATTAAAAAATTTATCATCAAAGATGGTAAATAAAATTTTAACAAAATAGTTTAGAAAAATTGATATTAAATAAGAACTAGCCAATAAATTTTCTTTCACAAGGAGAAAAGAAATGGCGTTAATTCGTGCGAATACCCAGGTTTTAGATGGTACTCTAAACTGGGAAAAATTGGAAAGTGATTTTCTTGATGGACAGGATCTTAATCTCACTAATGGTAATAATAATGCTACCCTTACTGGTGTGAAAGATCCTGTAAATGATAGGGATGTTGCTACAAAAGCTTATGTTGATACATTAGCTCAAGGTTTAAAAAGTCAAGATACAGCTAGAGTTAGAGCTCAAGGTGATGTTGCATCTTTATCTGGATTACAAACTGTAGATGGTGTTGCCCTACAAGATGGAGATCAGATTTTATTAGACCAGCAATCAACTTCGACTGAAGATGGTTTATATATTGTTCGATCTGGAACTTGGGAAAGACACCCTGATTGGCAAACTGGTGAAGCTGTTGGTGCTAGATATGTATTTATCATAGAAGGTACTGATGATAATAAGGGATTTGTTTGTACAAATGATACTGGATCAGATATTGTCGGTACTGACGATTTAGTATTTGTCCAATTTTCTGGTGCTGGTACTATTAATGCCGGCGCAGGTATGGTGCAATCAGGAACATATTTTAATGTTCAAGCTACAGATAATTCCATTACTGTTAATGCAGATGATTTACAAGTTAATATTGGTAATGATAATGGCACTTCTTTAGAAGTTACATCATCTGGTGTTGAATTAGCTACAACCATTACAGGTGCTAGAACTTTTAATACAGGTGGTAGTAATTTTGTTGTTAATGCTGGTGCAGGAAATGTTGATTTAACTGGTGGTGAAATTGATTTCACAGATAATGAAGTTTCAAATGCCACTACTACATCTGCAATTCCATTTGCTGTTAGAGCGACTGTTGATTATGGCAATGGTAATGGAACTAATAATGGTGATGTAATTGACCAGTTTAGAGCTGAGTTTACTGATGAAGCTGTTATTAATGCATTATGTGAATTAAAAGCAGATATTGATGGGTCCACTTTAACAGTTGGTAATGGTTTAACTAATACAAGCGGTGTGGTGTCACTTGGTGATCAAACAACTGATTCTTTTGAGTGGTTATTAAATACGGGTCAGATGATAACTATTCGTAACAATTCATATGTTGGTGCGAATAATGACTCGATAGTCACCCATTTTAATTCTGGAACTTCTAGTGGTACACCATATATTTATTTAGCTGTTGAAACAAATAGTAATAATGATTCATTAGGAAGTATCTATTTAACTGATTCACAAGCTCTTCTTAGATATAGTGATTCAACTATTACTATCCAAGATACTTTAGCTGATGGTGGAACTGGTGGTATTCTTGGTGGTGGTGCTAATAACTGGTCACTTGATACTGCACCAGATGGAACTGTTAGTTTAGCTATTGCCACTACTGGATATGTCGATTCTAAATTTAGTACAATTGATGCTGGTAATGGTTTAACAAATAATTCTGGTACAATCGAACTTGGTGGTACATTAACTAAAACTACCACAATTACTGATGGCCGTGCATCTGGAAGTCAGACTGGTATTGAATATGCCGCAGATTATTCCGCAGATTATTCTGATAGAAGTTTAGTTGATAAAGAATATGTTGATACAACTATTGATAATAGTATTGATGCCACTAATGGTTTAACTAAAGATGCAACATCTGGCAAAATTAAACTTGGTGGTAGTTTAATAGAGAATACACTTGTAACTGGTAATTTAGAAACCTTAAAATTTGAGCAGGCTCCGGGAATGGGTAGCCTGTCACACATGGCATTGTTAGCAAATTCAGAGGTTTCAATTTATTCACAAAATGGATCTGGTAATTCTACTGTACATTTAAAACCATGGGAAGTTTATACTCAATCTACAGATGGAACAACCACAGCCAAAACAACTGAATATTCTGATGGAACTGATGCTTATGTAATTTCTTCTGTTGACAATAGTGATATATTGAATAGATTAATTGTTCAAAAATCTGATATATCATTAAATTTTGATGATACACTTGGTGGTAGTGGAACTGGTCAATCTAGTATTGTTTTAAATGGATCTAATATTACTGTTACCACCAGTGCTGCGAATGGTATGCAATATGCCGCAGATTATTCCGCAAATAATTCAACTAATGATAGATGGCTTCCAGATAAAGCTTATGTTGATGGGTTAGTTACCGCTCAGAATGGTTTAACCATGACCAACCATGTTGTTGAAATGGGTGGTGCCTTAACTAAAAATACTTCGATTCAAGCTGGAACATATACATTTGGATTGTATGGTGATAGTGGTGCAGGACAAACTGGTTCACTTGAAACTTTAAATGGTATTACTATTAAAGCTGCAAATGCTAATTATAATACTAATACACAACTTGTTGTTGGTGTACAAGATATTACACTAAGTGGTCATTCAACATGGACTGGTGCTATTTATGACCAAGATTATTCTGCTAATTATGTTAATAGAAGTTTAGTTGACAAAGAATATGTAGATAATTTGGTTTCATCTGGTGTAACTGCTAGTAATGGTCTGACCAAAGTTGGTGCTGATATTCAATTGGGTGGAACTTTATCAGCAGATACTACCATTGGTGTCAATGGTCATGAACTTTATATTGGTGGTAGTTCACAAACTTTTTATGTTGAAGTTGGTGGGCTTGATTCAAATAATAAACGGGCTAGTTTTTCAGTTGATACCCTCAATTATACAGATGGTTATGTTGATATGGTAACTTCTGATGGTGCCGATTGGACTAAACTTAGTATGGATGGCCCGGCTGATTTTGAAATCAGAAGTACATTATCTGCATTTCAAGGTATTAGATATTATGCGGATTATTCTACTAATTTTGTTAATCGTTCATTAGTTGATAAAGAATATGTTGATAACCAAGTTACAAATGGTGTGACAGCTAGTAATGGTTTAACTAAGGTGGGCAATGATGTTCAGTTTGGTGGAACCTTATCAACAGATACAACAGTTGATGTAAATTATAATGATTTTACAATTCAGGGGAATAATGACCAAGCAAATTATGCTGAAAATGTATACTTTGGTACTGCCTCTGGTGGTGAATTATCTAATTTTGGATTGAATCTTACACAGGGTTTTGTTGCTAATGTTGGTACTACTTTTACAGTTGCTGGTGCAACAAACTTCCAAATTGGAACAACTCAAAATTCATATCGAATTGGGCAATCCCCAGATGGTAGTGTTGATTTAGCTATTGCAACTGTTAAGTATGTTAAAGATTTAGCCACTACAAGAAAATATAATAATACAACTACTCTTGATATTGGTAATCAAACTGCTACGTTAGATACAACCCCAACAAATGGTTTTGTAAATGCAGTTGTTTATCTGAATGGTGTTAGACAGTTATTAACAACCGACTATACCGTGACAAATACTTCAACTGGTGAAATCACATTTACATCTAATCAACCTATTCAATCTGGTGATGTTGTAATAATTGATTATAATGACCAAGCTTAATTAATTTGATTTTCCCCAGCCTCTAAATAAATTAGAGGCTGGGGAAAATATTATGGAGATTATAATGAATAAATTATTTATTTTAGAAAATTTTGATGAATGTGTTAGGTTAACAGAAAATTTAAATATAATTAATGAATTTGAAAATAATACTATCGAAATTGAAGATAATCAATATTTGACAGAAGAATTATTATCTATGGTTGCGGCTGCATCCGTGGGTGCTATTGCTGGAAGATTAACTAGATATTTTATAGATAGATACAAAGTTAATGATATATTAGCTAATGGTAAGAAAAGATGTGATAAATATTCTGGGAAACAAAAAGAGAAATGTTTAATGGATGTTAGAAAGGTTTTTCTTGAAAAGAAAATACATGCATTACAACAAGCTATGGCTAAATGTGGTGATAATAAAAAATGTCGTGAAACTATAGCTAAACAAATAACCAAAGCTCAAGAAGAAAGAAAAAAGAATGATAGAAATGTAGCAGGATTTGGACTCCAACCATCTTATGATATTGCAAAAAGAGGGTGGTTTGATACAAAACATGCTGGTACTAAACCAAAAGTTTAATTATTTAATTAATGGTGATTTATAATGGATAATAAATATTTATTAGAATATTTTGATGAAATTATAACAGAAGATTTTGGAGCTGTAAATGTATTAGGTTTAGCCATAGGTATTTCATTGCATTTGGTTAGGCAATATTATAAACAAAAAAAAGTTTATGATATTTTAAAAAAAGGTGAAAAAAGATGTAAAGAATATGATGGTATTAAAAAAGAAAAATGTTTACAAGATGTTAGAAAAGTATTCTTAGAAAAGAAAATATATATTTTAGAAAAAGTAAGATCAAGATGTTTTGAACTTAAAGATCGTGAAAAAAGACTTAAATGTTATAACAAACCTTCTTTTGTAAAAGAAAAAGAAAAACTTATTCAACAATTAAAACAAAACCAACGAATAGCAGGAATATTTCAACCATCGTTTTATCATCTTCCAATTAGCACAAAATCCTGAAAAAAAATTAATAGGTTTAATATCAATGTGTAGTACGAGATAGATATAACAAATAAATTAAAATGATTAATAAATTATCTCCAGAAGAATGTATAGATCGAAAGAAAGAGATTGCTGATTTATTTAATCAATCTTTTTCTTTTGTTTCTTCTAATAATAATTGGACTCCAAAAGAAATAAAATCTAAAATCTGTTATTCTCAAAAATACCCACCTTATGCTTCAATCCTTTTAGCACAAAATCCTGAAAAAAAATTAATAGGTTTAATATCAATTAAAGTAGTAGATATTGTTAAATTACACCAAGATTTAAAACATGCTTTAAAAAAAGCTGGATATAATAAAAAATTTATAAGAGTTATTAATTGGTTAATCGTAGATAAAAAATATCAGAAACAAAAAATTGGTACTGAATTATTATCAGCTGTTGAAAATATACCATATAAATATTCTGATTATGGAATTGGTTTATCATGTAAAAAAGATATTATGCCTTTTTATAAAAAAAATGGTTTTAAATTTTTATTTAGTGCTAATGATAAAAAATTTGGTGAATTCCAATATATGATAAAATTTTAAATACAGGTGGATAAATTAATCTTATCCACCTGTATTTAAAATAATTTATTGGATATTCTTTGGCCGCCATATCTTTTTGATGTGTAAATTTTTATATATTTGATAGGGGAAATCAAGTATGTCACATCTTTTTGATGTGTAAATTTTTATATATTTGATAGGAGAATAAAACATGTCACATCTTTTTGATGTGTAAATTTTAAATATGTATGGTGTACTCCGGTATAGCCACATCTTTTTGATGTGTAAATTTTAAATATGTATGTTAGTATTCCTTCCACGTCATTATATCTTTTTGATATACAAATTTTTGAATATATAATAATAAGCAATTTTTTCGGGTCATATCTTTTTGATGTGCAAATTTTAAATATGTATAGTTATGACCTTCATCGTTATATCTTTTTGATATACAAATTTTTGAATATATAATAATAAACAATTTTTTAAAGTTACATTTTTTTAATGTACAAATTTTAAATACAAGTGAGTAAATTAATCTCATCCACCTGTATTTAGAATAATTTATTGTATACTTATGTGTTGTAAGCATCCAATCACATCTTTTTGATGTGCAAATTTTAAATATATTTATTAATTCAAATCCCAGCTTGTCATATTTTTTTGCAAGGTTCCAGTTTGTCACATCTTTTTGATGTGCAAATTTAAATATGTATAGTTATGACAATCATCGTTATATCTTTTTGATATACAAATTTTTGAATATATAATAATAATAAACAATCTTATTTTTCCAAGTTACATCTTTTTGATGTACAAATTTTAAAATTTTGATAATATTGTATTAATTTATATATAATTGTATAACATGTATTGGTTAATCGGGGTTATCATAATATAATATTGTGTAATTTTATTATTTATAAATCTTAATATTTATCAACCGCACGCTCAAGTCACATTTTATTAATATGCAAATAATTTGTAATTTTGTAAATAAACAAGATATATAAGAGAGAAGGCCGGCCACATTTTATTAATGTGTAAATTTAAAAATATGAAATATAATAATATGTTTTAGTCAGAAATTGTCATAATAAAATATTGTACAATTTTATTTTTATTGATATTATATGAAGGATCCAGAAGGGGAAGGGAGTCACATTTTATTAATGTGCAAATTTAAATATTTAATAAATAACTTGATTATATTGTTTTATGTATGAAGTTGATATCTGCCCCACGGTGGTCACATTTTATTAATGTGCAAATTTAAATGTTTAAAAGATAACTTGAATATATTGTTTTATGTATGAAGTTGATATCTGCTCAACCGAGGTCACATCTTATTAATGTGCAAATTTAAATGTTTAAAAGATAACTTGAATATATTGTTTTATGTATGAAGTTGATATTTGTTCAACCCTGGCCACATTTTATTAATGTGCAAATTTAAATATTTAATAAATAACTTAGATATATTGTTTTATGTATGAAGTTGATATCTGCCCCACCGTGGTCACATTTTATTAATGTGCAAATTTAAATATTTAATAAATAACTTAGATATATTGTTTTATGTATGAAGTTAGTATAATCACGACATATGGGTCACATTTTATTAATGTGTAAATTTAAATATTTAATAGATAATTTAGATATATTGTTATGTATGAAATTCATCCAGTAGGATGGTCACATTTTATTAATGTGCAAATTTAAATATTTAATAGATAATTTAGATATATTGTTATGTATGAAATTCATCCATCAACGGTCACATTTTATTAATGTGCAAATTTAAATATTTAATAGATAATTTAGATATATTGTTATGTATGAAGTTGGTAAAAGTCGAGGAGGTGTGTCACATCTAATTGATGTGCAAATTTTTATGATTATTAATAAATTACATTTCCTACTTTCCACAATATAATATTGTGTAATTTTATTTTTATTAATATTAATTGAGTGTTTATGAAAGATCGTATAGGTGGAACGAATGTTACATTTTAATAATGTGCAAATTTTTATGATTATTAATAAGTTACATTCTGTCCTCTCACAATATAATATTGTGCAATTTTATTTTTTATTAATATATTAATTAATTGTTTATGAAGGATTGAAAGCGAAGGGATGTCACAGCTAATTGATGTGCAAATTTTTATGATTATTAATAAGTTTTGCTCCTTATTTTTTTTCACAATATAATATTGTGTAATTTTATTTTTATAAATAGGTGTTGATATCGACTGTGTCACATTTTATTAATGTGTAAAATCTAATAATATTTACGATCCTGGCACACGGACACATTATTACAATGTGTAGTTTATAATAATATATTATTTTGCATTGTCCCCATTGGTCACATTTTATTAATGTGCAAATTTTTATGATTATTAATAAGTTTTGCTCCTTATTTTCTTTCACAATATAATATTGTGTAATTTTATTTTTATAAATAGATGTTAAAGTCCGCAGTCACGTTTTATTAACGTGCAAAATCTAATAATATTTTCGACTCCGGCACTCGGACACATTATTACAATGTGTAGTTTTATAATATATTATTTTATATTGTCACCATATTTCTCAATCACAATATTATATTGTGTAATTTTATTTTTATAACTATCAATAGTGGGATCTACCAGGAAAGCATGTCACATCTTTTTGATATGCAAATTTTTTTATATTTGTTAGACGGGAATCTACTACATCACATCTTATTGATGTGCAAATTCAAAAATATAAAATATTAAATATATAGGGGACCCACATTATTCAATTCGACACAATATAATTATTTTTATAAATAATAGTCTATGTCCATCGGATCACATTTTATTAATGTGCAAATTTTTATGATTATTAATAAGTTACACTCGTTACTTTCACAATATAATATTGTGTAATTTTATTTTTATAAATAGCAATTGTTATCCGAGTGGTCACATTTTATTAATGTGCAAATTTTTATGATTATTAATAAGTTACACCCTGTATTTTCACAATATAATATTGTGCAATTTTTAATAAATTTAACATTCGATAATCAAATTATATTTTTTTGTTTATTTTAGTTTATATTGTTTTCTTCATAAAACAATTGAAATTGATTATTAAATTTTTCAATAGCTTTTTCAAAAATTGAATCATATTTAAATGGATCTTCTTCTAAATAGTTTTTTAATTTATTAAATAATGTATCAGATATAGTGCAGTTTTCATCTTTAAATAATTGAATACCATGTTCATAATAAGCATGCACATGGCCATTATCCATAATAACTCCATTGTTATTGCGTATATTTGAAATACATATATGATAATCACCTCTTATAAAAGGAGGATCATTATTATGTTCTAAAACAAATGTTATTTTCAAATCGAAAATCATATGTGAACCTTTTCCATATATCGTTCTAAGTGCAATGTATTGCAAAAATTTATTCCTAATTTTTTAAACTTTTTAGAAATAAATTTTCCACAAAACAAGCATCTATTTGAATGTTTTAATTGTTTTGTTTTATCTTCCAATTCTTTTAAGGTTGTTTCTTCATCTATCTTATCTTGTTCTGCTGCTTTAAATATTAACCAAGTTATAAAAATCTCAATCGGAGTTTTCAATACATCTATTTGTTTCATGCCTTGCTCTCCGAGAAAATTGATAAATCCTTCCAAAAGATCACTGGCATTAATGTATTTATTAAATTCTCTTATATTACAAGATTTGTAAGTAATATTGTTATTTTCTATAATTTTGAAATTACCTAATTCATCAATTTTTAATGTACCACCATTAGGTAATTTATATGAATTATTTTTATTTAATCCTATTACATTGGTGATATAATTATATGTATCTGTATCAATAGTGATGTATGGATATGTTGATGTTGATGTTGTTGTCAAATTTGTATCTGTGGAAGATGTAATAGAATAATTTATTGGCACTTGGTATGGTATTCTTATCTGAGTGTTGCTCATAATGAACCTTCTTCATTAAGATTCAGCCATCTATTACGTATAAATGCAGATGCCGCAGATGTTTTAATTTGTAAAACTGAATCTTTCCAAACTCTTCTTGTTTTGGCATTTACTCGTTGCTTACGAGAATCCCATCTATCGCTAGTTATTTTTCCATTTTCTATAACTCTACAATGTTCGTGTCCACATAAAGGACATTCGATAACATGATTACCATTAATTGAATAATCAAGTTCTGCTATGAAATTTTTATAACATTCAGTGCATTCCATATCTGTACGTTGAATTGATTTTCCACTTATTAGTTCTTCCATAGATTATTTCCTTAATTCATTTAAAGCCCTTTGAATTTTATCAATAATCACATGGCCTGTTTTTGTTATGTAGCTATTATCAATTTTTTCTTTAATATCATCTTTTTTTATTTTATTTGATTTATATATTTTTCTTGTTTTAACAATCCTTTGGGCTGCACTGATCAATTGGTCAGCACTTGGTACTTTGGAACCATCTTTAAAAATGGACATGATTTTTTGCCACGGAAAAGCTGTTTTGTCATGCCATGTCCAAGTATCGGGACTGTTTTTAAATATTTGTTCAAAACCATCTATCGGCATTGAATCTCTAAATTCCAGAGGGTTGTTTGGGTCAGTTAAATCAAATATCGAATAAATAACAATATTCTCAGTTTCTGATACTCCTTCGACATAAATTAAAGAGTTGTCATCAGCTTCAGCCCAACATCCGGGATGTAATTCGTCATTGTTATTGGGGTTGGCCCCGGGTACATCACAAGTAGCCATGAAATATACTCCCTATTATATAATGTTAAAATTTTTCTAGTCCATATTGTTTACAGAATTGTTTAACAATTTCGTGGTTACGAGTTAAATCAATTGATTCGATAAATTTATCAAATATAATTTTTGAATCGATTGATTTTTTTTTATCATTTTTTATATATATTGCGGAATTATATGATGAATACATCTTGGTACAAATTCCGAAATTTTTACCATATGAACATGTATAACAAATTCCCTTTCCCTCTCCCGGATATTTAATATTTCTAATTCGATTTGCTATACAAAAAGGGCAACTATCATATGTTGTACAGAAAGCATCAAAAATCATACAATCTGTGTATACACATGGTTTATCTTGTTTATAAAATGTTGGAGTAAACTGCATATAAAAAGACTCCAACATATAATTTTGCCATACATCTTTTGGCAATATTTCATTTTCGTTTTTTGGCAATTGTGATGGATAATATTTGTCTAATATTTCTTTATCCATTTTAAATACATCTTTTAAAACTTTAATTTTTAAATCCATTATAACAGAGGCATATTCCATATTAGGATTTGGTATATTGAGATCCATCCTTGTTATCTCCTGATTTATATAATTGGAAGTTTTTGTAATTATTTGTTATATATTTAAGAATAATATTTTTATCTCCCATATCACTTCGAAAATATTTATAGCAGTTCATAATAGATAATTGTTTAGTTTTATATAAATTCCATATAATATGATTAGCTAGATCTATATCCATTCCCAAAGATACTAAATCATTAATAAAATCTTCAGGAAATAAACATCTATCAATCCAATTTATACATTCGACAAATTCATTTACATCCATAATTATTTCCTTATTTAAACTGTTTAGCTATATATATTTATTTTTAAAAATAATCTTTGATTTAACTTTAACAAGGAGGTTTTATGAAACGCACAGAATTGGTTTTACTTAGGGGAATTCCTGGATCTGGTAAGTCAACTTATGCTAAAAATCATTTTTCTGATCATATGTTACTGGAAGCTGATATGTATCACATGGTATGTGGGGTGTATCAGTATAAACCAGAAAACATAGTGTCAGCACATGATTGGTGTTTTAAAACAACCGAAATTTATTTGAATAATGGTTTTGGTGTTGTTGTTGCCAATACTTTTGTAAAGTGTTGGGAGGTTTTTAAATATGTAGATTTAGCTAATAAGCTACATATACCATGCTATATATATAGCATCCAGGGGGAATTTGAATCAATTCATAACGTCCCATCGGACGTAATTCAAAGAATGAAAGATACGTGGGAGAATTATTCTGGGGAGATTACTATCATTCCCGGTAAGCTAACTTAGAGAAACTGGCCCCTATAAAGAAAGATATATAGGGGCCAGTTTCTTACAGTTCTACTTTGAGGACTTGTGTTTTATACACAAGTCCTTTTTTCATTAAATATTTGGAATATTGTCTTTTATTAGGTTCATATTCTGCTTTGTTACATAAATCTAAAAAATTTTTATCTTCTTTCATTTTTTCAGCCAAACTTTTAAATTCTTTTTTTTCATTTTTTTTAGTTTTAGCCATTACACATATCCTTCCTTAACACAAGTTTGCATAATTTGATTATATAAATGTTGAAAAGATGAATTATTATCAAAAATAGCATCACATTGGTTTTTAAATAAATGTAATTCTTTTTCAGAATTATGATTAGGATTCCATACATAACCCAATTCATCACTTCTTTGTTTTCTTAGATTTTCATCTGCATCTACAAAAATAGTAAACCACCCATTTTCTTTAACAGCATCAAATTCTATTTTATATCTTAGGTCATCACATACTGTATATTGAATATACATATCATGTTTTGCTTTTTGAAGAAATATTTTAACAAAAATATCTTTTCCAAAATATTTTTTAGCCAAATCACTAAAATCTTGTAGAAATAATCTATTTTTAGTTTCTTGTTGTAATATATTTAAAACTTGATAATGAGGTTCAGCAAATTTAAGAAGATGAATATGAATAGAATCTTTTGTAATAGATTTTAAAAATTTATATACTTCGGATTTTCCAGCACATGCATATCCACATATAGCAATTTTATCATATTTTAGTTCTAATATTTTATCTCTTCCAATCAAAATACTATGCCCACAAGATGGACATTTCCAACAGTTTATAATATGCGCTGTTCCATCTGGTGATAAGGTCTGACCCCGTAAATCAAGATTATCAATTTGGTCATCACCAATAAAATCTGGTATTCCTGCTGATATATTTTCTTCTAATGCAATACCAGGTTTCATTGCAATTTTACATTTATTACAATATATTTTATTCATTGTATATCCCATCGATTATCATTGTCAGTTTTTAAGATAGATTCTGGATTAAAAATAAAATTTAAAATATATTCTTCATTAGATTGTAATATATCATATGCTATATTTGTGCTCTGATGGTCGATATATCCAAAAAGATAAAATTTAGATTTTATTTCTACTCGTAATTTATCACATGTGCAAAATTTACAAATTATTTTTTCTAATTTCTGATATAATTCATAATCTGATTTATTTAGGTATTTTGGTAAATTTAAACTGTTTAATATCTTACATTGTTCACTAGGTGTCATTTTATTTATATCTTCATCTATATCTGATATATCAAAATTTCTAAAAATATATGTAATCAAATATGATAATTTTGTTTCAGCGTCTTGAAAGTAATCAACCTCCCATCCAAATTCACCACCCTCAGTACGGATAACTATAAAACCATCTTCATCATATTTTTTTAAACAACATTTTAAATTATTATTGTTTATAGAAACAGATACTGAATGAGAAGAAGATGAATTTGTTTCAAATATACCAATACGTTTATTTATTAACATTATTAATCACCTCATCTATGTCTCTTTTTATATTGGATATTTTTTTAAAAAAGTTAAATATATGAATATCTTTACAAAATTCCATTTCTCTGTGTTGTAATGTTGAACTTCTACCATATATCATATTAACAGCATCAAAATACATAGAAAACTTTCCATCATCGCCCATATAAAATGTTTCCCATTCATGGTTAGTAAAATATTTTTTTAAATGTAATTGGTCAATTGCTAAACAATCAAAACTTATAATACCTTCGTGTTGAAATAATTTCCATAAATTATTTGATAATTGTAGAATATTATTATTTATTTCTTTATTGTTTTTAACTCCAAAAGTAGATCCTCTCCCTACATTTTTATATCCAAGAATTAAAACTTTTCCATATATATCTAATGCATGTTGAATATTCTTAATAGAATGAATACCTGCAATTAAATGACAGACTGTGTGGGGATATTCAATTAATTTTTCTGTTTCATTTGTATATGAAATACCTAATCCATGAATTAGATTTTTTTCTATAATTTTATTTAAAATATGATTTATGTGTTTACCATTTATTGTTAAATTACAAATAAATCCATTAGATTTAGCCCATTGTAAAAAATCAATAAGATATGGATGTTCCAATGGATTACCACCACCAATGGCTAATTCAACACCGGGTACTGGAAAATTTTTTAAAACTGAAATTAATTGTTCAATATTACAATGCCGACCATTTTCTACAGAATTTTCATGGCAATAATTACAATTTAAATCACATCTATTTGTTATTTTAACATCCATTGATTCTGGAAAATCTGGTTGAAATTCATTATCAATTGTTTGTCTAATTTTAGTACCATCTTTTAAAATAATAACATTGTAGTTTCCATTTTTATATGATGTAAGCACATTATTGATACTATCAATTGTTGTATACATTTAACCTCCAAAAAAGAAAATCTCCCCATCATTCTAAATTAATAGAATAATGGGGAGATTTCTGGTGGTAAACAATACTTACCACCACAACCACAGAAGATTTTTCTTAAACGGGATGAATTCTTTATCATGCCCTTTCTGGATTTTCACAAGAATATGCGAATTCTTGCGACGGAATTTACGATTCAACATTTTCCTATACCAACTAGGGGCCTGATTCATCGTAGTTCCGGCATCAGAAAAATATCGGGCAATACGGCGCTGATGCTCTTTGCCCATATATTTAATCTGATGATTTCTCCAATACCACTTCGCCTCATTGTGGTCGAACATGGGGTCATGGTAATTGAGCAGATAATCCGGTTTAGAATTCTTCCTTCTAATTGTTTTACCCATCCAAAAACTCCTTTTTTTTTAAAGGTTAATACGTCAGATGGGATGAAAATAAAGGTACATGGCATCACCCTCCCTTGTTATGTAATTATATTTTTTTGTAAATAATAATCCATTACAATTTGATTAGCAACTTCTAAAAGTCTTTTGTCACCTTTTGTTAAAACTTCTAAAAGTTTCATTTTTTCTTTAATATATACTACAGAGAAATTTTTATCATATAAAAGAATAGAAGCAGAATTGTCAATTAAATCAGCTAATTTAATTGTTTGTGCTTCATATCCCGCTTTTGCTATATGCTGTCTATCTAATTCTTTTCTAATTTTTCTATTACCATCAGATGGTTTGGAAATATCTGTTAAATAATATACATATTCCGCAACATCTTCACCAAAATTATTTTTAATATCTATAATTGTGGTATCTGTATCTTCAACTACATCATGTAATACAGCTGCACATAGCATTTCTTCTGTGTGATTCTCAACTGTACCTCGGATAATTTCCATAACAGTTAATGGATGTATAATATATGGTAAATTAATATATTTTCTTTTTTGATTTTTGTGTTTTTCAGTTGCGTATTCAATAGCTAAATTTAACATTATTTCCTCTTAGTTAAAATAATAAACAAAATCATCTACATACTCATTTCTTTCATATTGAAATTTGTCATTACATTCATTGCATCTATATATACCAGTTGGTAATGGAATACCACTTCCACAAGGGCATGTTCTCCCACGATAAGTTGGTTTTCTCATTACACCAAATGGATCATTTTTTTTGTTAATAGAAGGATTAGACAAACATTGGAAACAGATTTTATTTTCTTTTATTTTTGTTGTGAATGGTTGTTTGCATTTGGGACATATTCGTTTGTATACTTTTACTTTTTTTATTATTCTACATTCTGCACAAAGTGTTGAATGTTTAGTATTATTTTTATGTAGAATAAATGGTTTTCCACATTTAGCACAATTTCGTTGATATGTTTTTAAGACTTTATATACTCTTTTTTTACTCCATCTAAAACCTGGATAATCAGGTCCACCTATATATGTTTTAACAGTAGATGGATTCAAATTAAATAATTTTGAACATTCTGTAATTGTTATATAATCTGCTGCTTCTATCATTGTTAAAATTATCCTCCATAAAAAATAATAATATCTAGTATAAATTATAATTGAATATATATAACTTTGGAATTTTATTATAAACTCAATAATGTAATTTTCTATGAAAATATAAGAACATATAAATGAATTATTCTATTCTATTATTGTGTTGGTATCATCGGAGTTTATTTTTATGACACAAATAAAGAAACACCAAATAGCAGATCATAATTTAACTGGAGCTAGTTTTATTTCATCATTGGGATTATATGATGAAACTGCAAATTATGCAATTGGTGATATTGTTATTTGGAAAGCAAAAACATATAGATGCATATCTGCTGTAACAGGAAGTACCGAAGGTGATTTATCAAAAACACCTGATATAGCTACAACATATTGGACTGAAAATAAAGAAGATGTTCTTTTTTCATGTTATGCATCAACTGCACAAACATTTACCAATTCTAGAATTTCTATTGCGTTAAATACAACTGATATTTCATCAACATTTGCATCTTTAAGTTCAAATGAAATTACAATTAATAAAAATATAACTTTATTGGTAGGTGTTTCTTTAAATGTAGATGTTGATTCCGGTACTACAAGAAGTGGAAGCACCGCATATTTACAACTTGATAGTGGAAGTGGTTATGCTGATGTAAATAATTTTGAAATTAGTATGTACCACAGAACTGAAAACAATGGTAGATTATCTGGTTCACATATATATCCAATTAAATTTCAAACTGGTGACAAAATAAGAGTTCAAATTATTCGATATAATGGGTCTAATACTCTTACAACAATTGCTAATAAATGTGTAGTAACACTTTTTAATACACAAGGAAGTCAGGGTCCTAAAGGTAGTGATGGTGATATAACATGGCACGGTGCGTGGCAAAATCAAAATTATACTGAAAACCAAGCTGTTGAATATAATGGGTCTGCTTATGTATGTATTCAAGATACAACAACAAATCAAAATCCATCTAATTCAACATATTGGAGTTTAATGGCATCTAAAGGTGATACTGGTGCAACGGGACCAACTGGCCCATCTGGTGATTTAGATTGGAAAGGTGCTTATTCATCATCTACTACCTACAATATAAATGATACTGTTGAATCAGATGGATCTTGTTATGTGTGCAAAACGAATAATACTTTAAATGACCAACCACCTTCATCTAATTGGGATTTAGTTGCACAAAAAGGTGCGGATGGTTCAGGCACATCAATTACAATTCAGGAAGATGGTGTTAATTTATCAAATACCCCACATAGTACATTGAATTTTACTGGTGATATAGTTGCAGATGATAGAGGTGGTGGTGTTGCTAGAATCAGAGTTCCAAAACCTCCATTTACTGTTTCATATGGTATGACTGGTACACAAGTAGTTGATTCAACTATTAGAGTTGTGCCTTTTGATGATGTGATTAAATCACATTCTAAATTATCATTAAATACATCAACTGGTAGAATAACAGCTAATGATGATTTGAAATTATTAATTGCGTATAATATTTTTATGACACTTGATTCGGGTGATAATGCTAGAAACACAATAACAGCATGGCTTCAAGTAAATGGTACAAAAATTGATTATTCTCAAACCGCTGCCTATACTAGAGGATATAATTATAATAAATATGGCAATTGTTCATGCCCATTGACTTATGTTGAATTAGATAATGGTGATTATATAGAAGTTGCATATGTAAGAGATGATGATATACAAGCACCTGTTATTGGTAGTTCACAAACTTGGATATTAATACAACAAGTTCCTAGGACAGTAACATGAATATATTATTTCAAGATTCAAATAAACAAGAAGCTCTTGATAATCAAGCTATTTTACATCAAGATCAAATTAAAGAAATAACAGATAATGTTGATTTAAAAATTATAGATAAAGATACTAATAAATTATTGGGGTTTGTAATAAGCAATTCACCAATTTTTATTTTGTCAATGCAATGTGAACCATGTATTCTTGAAATTTTTCAAACTTTTATTAAATATAAATCTCAAGAAACAATGATAATTTATTATCGTGGTGATGTATATCCAGTTGATATAAATAGAGATTTTTTATATGCTTATAATAATTTAGATCAAGAAAAATATTTATTAGAAAAACGTGTTGATTATGAGCAGCATTTTGGAATAACACCATCTGATGTTACTGCTTTATATTCTTTATCTTCTGCAAATAATAAAAAAGCAATAGATATTTTAAATTGGTTGAATAGTATACGAAGTTTATATTTTGATAAAGTACAGGCAATGAATGATGCAAAATATTATGATTATGAATATAATTCTTGTGGTGAGATACCACATTCTTTACAGGAAGTTTTTTCAGAAATTCCTGCTCCAATTAAACCAACTCAAATTAAATATTTATATGCTATTAATGAAACATGGCAGAGCCATCAACGTCAAAAAGAATTAGTTATTATATGGGATGATTTTATTAAATCAGATGATATTTTCTCTATGAAAAAAGCTGATATAAAAGATGAAATAGGGTATGATGTAATATTAATTAATAATTATTCTGGTATGATTAAAATATCATATAAAGTTAATTTTATAAATTCTGAATATAATCGAATTCAAATGCAAGCATTGTTAAGTAAAAATTGGAATGAAGTAACTGATAGTATTTCATTTGCATATACCAGAAGTTATAAATATGGACAAAATGGTGCAGTAACATGCCCCGGTATTTTATTGAATGTAACAGATGGTGATGAAATTAGACTACACACTAAAATTGCTTATAATTCTTCAAAATTTGGATATACAAAAAAAGTTTCTACAATATGGAGACAATCCAATATTTTAATAGAAACAATCTAAGAGGCGATTTATGAGATTTAATATTTATACAGGACTTAATTCATTAGTGGAGGGTCCTTTATTCAAAGGTGGATTTATTAATCACACCGAAGATGAATATAATAATTTAGTGTGGTTAGATGATAGACCTAAACCTACATGGGAAGAAGTTGAAACAGAATGTTTAGTATGGGTTATTCGTGAAATTATTGTGGAAATTAATTATAGAACTTCTATATTAATTCAGTATGGTTTTCATACATCAATTGATTCAACAACTGATATTTGGGCAACACAAGAATGGCAATTTAATGTTTCACAATTATCTGCAATTAGAGGCAATTTACCATATCCTTATTATTTAAAAGCAAGTGAAACAAAAGATGGTGTAACACAATATTTAGTAATGGAAGATGCTACTTATTTTGAAACATTATTTAATGAATTTATGTATTGGACTGCAACTAAGTTAGCAGAAGGTAGAGCAATAAAAGATTCATTATCTACTATGACAAGAGAACAATTAGAAAATTTTGTTGATTCACGACCTGAAATTTTTGTCATTGAATAATAAAGTCAATTATTTATAAAATAATAAGAACATAAAAATGAACAATTTTTACTTTTAAAAAACCAAATTAAGGAGAGCTGAAATGGAAGAAGTTTTAACTACCATGCAAGATTTAACTACTATGGAAACCTTAAACGGGCAAGAACAAAAAGAAAGTATTGCGCCTGTACAAGATTTTGGAACGATTGAAAAAGAAGAAATAAAAACTGATCAAGTTAAAAAAGATGAATATAAAATTGATGATGTTGCTAGTTTAAATTTAGAAAATCATTTACTCAAATTAGAAGTACAACAATTAAAAAAACAACAATTAGAAATTCAATACAAAGAATTTATTAAACAGTATCAACAAGAAATTAATGAAGTTAATGCTCTTATTCAAAGAATCGTAGAAACATATAATATTCCAGATGGATATAAGTTTGAACCATCTAAGAAAGCATTTGTCTTTCAAGATGATAACCAGAAACCTGTAAAATAACTTTTGGTAGGATCTATTTTATTATGAGTGAAGAAAAAATAAAAAATCGTATTCGTGCAACATTATTAGAAATGAGTGGACAAAATGGCCACGATTTCATGGATCGATTAAAAAATTTATCTGAAATGTTGGAAAATAAAATAGATCCTTCTCAAAATGAATTATATATTTTAGAAAATATATATAAAGTTCAAGAAAGTTTAAATATATTAAAAACGAATTTAGAAAAATATAATCAAGGTGAATCAATAGTAACAAACGGATCTAAACTGTCAGAACTATTTGAAAAACAATCTTTATCTTCGTATTATTGATATTGCCATGATTAGTGTTAATGAAATCTTAAATATCACTGATAATTCATCCCTTCCTAAAGCATTAATCGATAATTTTGAATTACTTCATAATATAGATTGTATTTATATTATGGATAATTTTTCTGAAATATATCACACCAAAAACATTCCGAAAAAATGGATTGAAAAAATTGGTGAATTAGATATTAAAAATATTATTTTAAATCATCTGTATACAGATGATAATTTTTTTATGTCATTGGGGCATAAATATTTTACTATATATAAAAAGGTAAATATTGAATTAAAACATAAATATTGTAATTATCTAATTTTTGTTTTTGAAAAAGAACCACAAAAAAATATTAAAAATATTGATGATTTTACAAAATTATTTGAATTAAAAATAAATTATTTTTTATATAGAAAAAAAGTACATATTATTGAAAGTTTTAATAAAACTATTAATGACGTTTTTAATAACGATTTTTATAAATCAGATGATGATACAGATGATTTTTTACAAAAAGTATTAGGAATAATGTGTACTTATTTTAATATGACTTGTGCTCATATTAGTGAAAATAGAAATAATCGATATTATCCATTTGTTTCATATGCTACTGAAAATGCACAATGTTTATATGGTTTATATGATTTTGAAATTTCGGATCCATATGGACCGTGGCCTACCATACACACTATATTAAATCAATCACATACTAATTATGTTTATTTATATGACGTACCAGAAAAATTTTCTAAATATTTTATAAATGATAATATGCCCAAAACTGTTTATGCATTACCGTTGGAATATAGAGATATAAATATATTATTTACAATGTCAAATAATCATGAAAATATAGATTTAGATGATATAGCATTAGTTAGAATAGAAATAATTTTTCATATTCTTTATGAAATTATTTGTCAAAAAGCGATGTATAAAAAAAATAAGGCTATCGAAAGATTGTTAAAAGGTAAATTGCGAAAATGGGAACAAGAGTCGAAGCAAGTTGCATCTGATAGTTTTAACTTGATTAAGAATTTACAGAGCATGACAAAATAATAAAGGAATTTATCATGTTAGAAGAAAGGCCTGTTTGTATTAATTTAGATAAAGCTCTAAAAATAACAGAGATTTATGCTGAATTTGGGGAAGATGAATTACCTAATGTTGAGAAATTATTAAAACAAATACATAAAATTTGTAAATGTGATGCAGTTGTTTATGTTCAAAAAGAAAAGAAATTAAACACTGAATCCAATGTTATTGCTCCTTTAGAAAAAACAAGAGATGTATTATCTACAAATGGAACATATGAAAAATTAATTAAATATGCTGATAAATTAACTAAAAGTGAAATTATATATAGGGATAAAGAATTAAATCAAATTTTTCAATGTGAGGATGGGTCATTTGTAATTATAGTTCGTGTAAAATTAAAAGATAAATTCATAGGTTGTTTAGTTGGTTTGTATTTATATAATTCGTTAGGATATAAATTATTTAGTGAGGTAGATATTCATTATTATGAATTAGCTGCTAATATTATCGCCTCACAAGAAAAATCTAAACGTATGAAACAAAAATTAAAAAAAATACATATTTTTAGAAAAAATTTAAATGATTTATCATCTTTGCTATATAAAACAAAAAATTCAGAAATGCTTTCATATATTGATAAATGTTTGGAAATAACTTGTAAATTGTGGGGAATTGATAGGGGTTATTTATTCATTGTTGATTATGAAAATCAAAAAATGATTAAAACAAACGAATGGTGTGCAGATGGAGTTGATTCATTATTATTACAAGATAAAGAAGCTGATATAAATTTATTTCCGTGGAACCATATTATTTATAAATTCAATGATGAAGTTGTGCCTATTCATATAGAAAATGTGGGGGAGGAATTAGAAATATTAGCAGACAAAGTAAATATAGAAAAGGATAGTGATTTATATTTAACATTAAAACAACAGATTGATTATTTAAAAAATGTTAAAAAAATTAAATCTATTTTATTAATACCTATTATTGATAATTTTAAAGATAATAATATTACTATAGGTGTATTAGGATTTTCACAAATTTTTGAATATTCCTCATTTAAAAAAGATTTAATTGAAACACTTACAGTGTTGTCATGCTATATAGCAGAGGCAATAAAAAGGTATCAGCCATACAAAGCCACAAAAGAAAAGGAAGCATATATATTAGATAAGATTTTAGAATGGCAACATGAAAATGAAGAAAATAATAAAATATTTAACAGATTAAAAGGAAAGATGGATACAATTTTATCATCTTATCTACAGAAAAGGAAACCACAAAATGTCGGATAATAAAGATTTTCAGCGATATTCGAGGGTTGATTTGGATGAGGATACAACCCTCGTTTTATCTGAAAGACTTCTGAATAGTTTATTCGAGCATATGAAAGATGGATTAAATAGAACAGAAAAACTAGTACAAGAGATGAGTAAAGTTGCCATTTTAAATTCGGAAAAACAAGAAAATTTAGAAGCTATTATAGAAGACCTTCAGAAAGATATTTCCTCAAATAATCAAAAAATAATAGAATTTTTAAAATCAAATATTGAAGTATTAAAAATAAAGGGAGATGAAAATACTCGCCATTATACTTCGACCAAGACTTCTTTATCTGAGATAGGCAAAGATTTATTAGCTATTAAAGATAAAATTTTTAAATATTTTGTAACTATTTCAGCAGTTAATGCTGTAATAGCTATAGTAACAGCTATTATGTCTTGGTTTGTTTTTTTTAAAGATTAATTAAAAATCAATTCCAATATTACACCATGCACTCAATCAGGGAGTGGAAACTAAAAAAATTAAGGGATTGATTTTTAATTTTCTTATACCCCGACCATATACTATTAAGATTGTATATGGTCGGGGTTTTTTTTAATTTTAAGAACATAATAATGAAGTTAATTTTTAATTTATAAGGATTAGTCGAGGTTCAAGTCATGTATAAAATCAAATCATATTTTACATCAATCTATTTTTATCTTGTTATTACAACCATTGCTTCTTGTTTATTAATTAGTTGTGCAGTCAATACAGCGACTTATGAACAAAATGTTTATAAAGGTTTAAATATGGCTGCAACAACATATGAAAGTACAATGGAAACAATTGGTGAAGCTTATAAAAAAGGTTTGATTGATGAAAAAACAAAAGAAAAAATTATTCAAAAAGCTGATATTTATTGGAAAACATATCATTCTGCTGTTTTAGCATATGAAATATATATGAGACAAAAAACAACCGCTAATAAAGATAGATTAGATACAATAGTGAAAAGTATGGACAATGCTTTGGTTGAATTTTTAGAAATTAGTCAAGAAAATTTAAATAAGTAAATAGGTGTTAAGATGAGTAATGATACAGAAACCCCAATTAAGAAGGACGGTCAACAAATGGAATTAACTTTGGTATTAACAATTTCAGAATTAATTCTGAGGCATGGTATTCCAATGGCTATGCAATTAGTTAAAGATTGGAATATAGAGGGCGAACCTACATTAGAAGATATTTTAGAATTGAAAAACAGAGTCCCTAAACCTTCTACTTATTTTGAAAAATAAATTGTATATAGTTTTATAATAAGGTTTTATTATTATGATTTTAGGCACAGTCCATCAACCCGTATATGAAGATTTTATTGTAATTGATTCAACGGGTGCAGGATTTGTTACTGGAATAGATTTAACTGAATTTTCAGCATTTATTTATGATAATGATAGAAATTTATATAATGGAACGATAAATTTTTATGAAATGGGAAATGGTGCATATCGGTGTGAATTTACACCGGATACAATAGGAACATGGTTTATAACTGTCACACACCCTGTTTATTTTCCATATGGTAAATCAAATTCAGCTTTAATATATACAAGTGATTTAAATATATTATCTAGAATGATTGGATTAATGCAGGAAAATTATTCTGTTGACCAAACTACATATGATGTTGATGGCAATCTAATTTCATCTCGTATTAGAGTGTATGATGTTGCATCTAATGTGGGATCTAATAATGGTGTTGTTGCAACATATAATATGATAGCCACATATTCTGGTAATCAAATGACATCATATAATGTAGAAAAGGTTTAATTTATGTCTAGTTTATCTTTAGTTACAAGAGGTATGTTATGTACTGGCACAACCACAATTGTATCTGGTGGTGGTGGTGGATACCATGAAAGGGACATACAATTAGAAAAACCAAAGATTAATGTAATTAAAGTTAAAACAAGTGATTCTAAATCAGGTTTAAATGAATCAGATGATATTTCAATTAAAATTACAAAAGTCATAACGTCGAATTAAATATTTTTGTAAGGAATAAAATATGAATGTAGATGTAACCAAACCAAAATATTTTCAATTTAATGTAAATATTGATGGGATTGATTATCGTACTTTAAAAGGACGTCTAGAATTTGTGTATGAAGGCGTATCATATGGCTTTCCTACAAAAATATATAAAGATCGTGTTGAAGTTGAAATCCCAGCTTTACAAAGTGTTATTAAAAAACGAATATCAGAATCAGATGAAATTTCTTGTTCATTAGAACTTGTTGGTGAAGGTTTTCATTTAGAACCTTGGACAACAAAAATAACAGTTGAACGTAGTGCATATGTAGATGCATCGAATCCAATTGTTGAAGATACAGATGAACATAAAAATGATATTATTGCAGAAGATACTAAAAAAGAAAATAAATTTTTATTAGATGAAGATTTACAATATTTGAAAAAATTAAAAAATCAATTACAAACTAATGATGAAATACATGGATTTACAGAAACTAAAAATGATCAAATTTTATTAGAAGAAACAAAAAAACAAGTGGTTAAAAAACCATCTGTTAAAAAGAAAATTGTTTCTAAACCAAAAGTAACTTTTGATAAAAGAAAATTTATAAAAGAAATAACTAAAATTGAAGAAGATGCTGTTAAAAATAGTATTCCTATTTCAGAAACAGGTAAACATGATAATCCAGAACAATTAAAATTGAGAACTAAAGTTAGAAAAATTTTACAAGAAGCATGGGATAAAAAACAATCACAACAACAATTTATTCAAGAAACTGATTCATCATCTAAATTTGATATTGATAATGTTAAGGAAATTAACAGGACAACTATTAAAATGTTGATGGAATCAGTTGGAATGACATCGGAGGCTACACATGAAAGAATGATTAATCATGCAATCAACAAAGGCGCGAAGTCAGATGAGGAAATTTTTGATACTTTAAAACAAATGTTGTATCCACAACAATTAACTGAGCAAGATACTTATCAACAGCAAATGGAATTTTTTGCAAAACGAACTGATAAGTAAAACTATTAAGAGGTGAGAATCATGAAGAAGAACATATTGTATGTAAGTTTAGCTATTTTTATTAGTTTAGTATTTTTTACTGTTACTAGTTATGCATGTCAAAAAGCATGTACATGCCAAAGATTTTCAAGTGGTAGTATTTTCTATGAAGCAGCTGCACCACCTCCACCGAAAATTGATATTCAAACTGGTGAAGGGTATTGTATTCCCCCCACTAATTTATGTGGACTTTCGTTAGATGTTACAAAATGTTCTAACAAAGATAAATTAATTCCGGGTAATAAATATAGAATTGGTTTAAAATTGTGGTCAGATGGATTTGAATTTTTAGATCCCGCTACGTCAGCTACACCAGTTAGTTATTCTGTAAAAATGTTTGCATCTGAAGAAGATTTAAATAATGGAATTAATGGTATTGAATTATCAGTTGTATTTACATATGCACATGGACCCGATACACAGCAATTAATTTCAAATATAGATACTGATTTGGTGCAAGCTGGATATTCATATTATTTAGTGGAAGTGCCTCCATTTACATATGATAAATCAGAAGTAGATCCAACAAAACATGCATTATTATCAGTTGGTGTTTTGGATGGAAATTCAATATGCCCTGATTGTGGTAGTGTAATATGTTGTAACATTAAAGATGTTGGTAAATTATCATGCACCGAATCTTTTAAAACTATATTCCCATATGCGTTATGTGGACAGATGGATTGGTGGACTGGTGTTGCAATTGCTAATTTATCTGATGTTGTTGGAACATGTACTGTTGAGATTGTAACTCCCACAAATACATATAGTTTTCAAAAAATTGTTGTTGGTGGTGGGGTATATACGTTTACAATTGATGAATTAATGAGTAATGAAAATTATAAAGGATCTTGTTGGATTAAAGTAATTGGTAATTTTCCGATGGATGGTATATGTTTCTTTGGAAATAATAATGGGTTTTCTAGTTATATTGGTAGACGATATTAATGTATAAGGGGTTGGGTTAATTTTTATTTAACCCAACCCCTTTCAATGGAGTTTTGTTATGGATAAAAATAATTTATCAGAAAATAATAAAGGATGGCAATGCCCTTTATGTGGAAAAGTTAATTCTCCATATGTTAAAGAATGTGATTGTGTTAAACAAAATATCAATGAAAATAATCAATATACCCCAAAATCAACGGATGGTAGAACTATTTTAAGTGAGACTATATAATTATGAAAGCATCTAAAAAAATACGAAAAAAACATAAAATTTATACATCTATATATTCAAATAAAGTAATGGCTATATCAAGTGAATTAACTAATTATTTATGGTATTATTTAGTTAATAACAAGCCTACTAAAATTTTGGATTTAGGAAGTGGATTTAGTTCATGGTTATTTCGTTTTTATCAAAAAGAAATTAATCAAAATGCTATTATAACAACTGTTGATACTTCAAAAACATGGTTGGATACTACAAAATTATTTTTAGAAAGATCAAAATTGAATACGGATAATTTATATCTTTTTGATGATTTTATAGAATTAAAAAAATATAAACAAGATTTAATTTTATATGATATGGATGCTACTTCTAATAGATTTTCACGCTTCCCTGAAATATTAACATATAAAAGAAAAAATGGTGTTATGATTGTAGATGATATGCATAATATAGAATATCATAATAGTGTCATTAATTATTGTACTGAAAATAATTTAAATATTAATAATTTACAGGATTCTACATTAGATAGCTATGGGAGATATGCAATTGAGATTGTCTAAACGAATTTATTTAGCTGGTAATATTATTGAATCTGAATATCGAGAAATTTTTAAAAATCATTATAAAGGGTCTATACACGTAGAATTAATTAATCCTTTTGAATTAGTTAATCAGAAATTACGTCCAGATAGATTAGTAGAAACTGATAAATTATTAATATTATCATGTGATGTATTAGTTGCTAAAATAGAAAAATTCACAGCTGGCACAATTATGGAAGTGTGTTATGCTTTTGATAATAACAAACATGTTTTAATTATTTCAAATAATCCAATAGTTTCAAATGATCCTTGGATCATTGGTAATTCAGATTATATATTTAAAGATGTAGAATCATGTATAAATTTTATCAATAGAGAAATAAAAGGTGTTGAAGTATGAATATATACTTAATTGAAGAATATATTTATTTATCAGAAGATGTAAATATATTATTTCATGAAAATTTAATATCATCATTTCAAAATAAATTAGCTTCAATGTCAATGGTAGATATGAAAAATAAATTGTTATCAAATAAAGATAAAGCTATTGATAAATTAAAAAGAAATGGATTTAATCAACAAACAATAGATAAAATAATTAATAAAATTGTTAACAAATATAAAAATAAAATAAAAATAGAAAAATTATCAGATGCTAATATGAATAATGCTAAAAAATTTATTAAATCAATTGGCAATGATATTAAAAAAGAATTATCACAATATGATATAAAAAACCGTTTTAGTGAAGGTAAATTAATTTTATCAGTTATAGCTCTTTTTATTATAGCTTTTATGGGTACATTATTATTAATTATTACAATTAAAGGTATTTTATTAATACCTCTTTTTTGGTTTTTCATTTTGGTTACTTATCAATTAATAACTCAAAAATATATTAACGAATATGAATATGACCTATAAGGGAATTTTATAAAATGGATATTGATAGAAAAAGATTTATTTTAATAAATTTATGTGAATCATATTCAAAAAAAATTAAACCAGAATTAATTAAAAATTTACCTGATTCTAAAATAGATTTGTTATGTAAGAGACTAAATCTTGATAAATATATTCAAGAGGCAGGTGTGGCGGGTAATATATTAGGTTTTTTTATTTTTCAACCTTATATATGGGTTGCTTGGAGGATAGCTTTAGCAGCATTTAGTGAACACCAGAAAAAATGTGGTATTTTTACTATATCAAATGATAGAGATATATGTATTTTACAAAGCAAAATTGATTTTACTAATAAAAAAATAAAAATACTTTTACAAATAAAAAAGGAATATCAAAAAAAAGGTAAAAATACAAAACAAATTGATAAAAAAATTAATGATTTAAAAGAAAATATTAAAAATAATAATGAAAAAATTCAAATTTTAAAAAAGTTATATATAAGGTAGATTAATAATGAGTTTTATATTTATTAATAAAAATGAAATAGATTTATTAGAGTTTGATTTTTTAAATAAAATAGAAGATTCAATTGAATTACCAGATAAAATAAAAAAAATAATTAAAGAAATTAATGTTAAAAAAGCAATTACAGAATATAAACAATATAATAATCTTATAAAATCTTATTTAAAAAAGAATAATATTAATATAAATAGGATTTCTTTACAAGCTAAAAAAATTGGTAAAACTATATCAATTGATTTAAAAAAAGCGTATAAACAAAAAATACCACCATCAAAATTTTCTGAAAATATTAAAAATAAAATTTTTAAAAATTTAGATGATGCTGTTGGTGAATCATTTAATACATTTGCAGATACTTTTGGTGCATCAATTGCAGTATTCGTTTTAATATTTTATTTAAATACTTTAGCTTTTGTAGTGATAACAATTTTAACCAAAAATCCTCCTTTGGCTACATATATAGCTGTGTTATTAATAGGTCCCATAATAGAAGAATATGCTAAACATTGGTTTTTAGAATCCAATATTAAAGCTGGTTTGACATATACATTTATATTTGCATCTGCTGAATTTTTTTATTATATAATGAATTGGGTTATTCATGGTAATTTAACAGTTTGTTTATTAATTGCTCGAATAATTTGGGTTATACTTCATATGGGTTTGGCAAAAATACAAACTGAATTTATTAAAATCGATCATTCGTTTCTTGGTTATGTTGTTGCCGTTTTATTACATATGTCTTTTAATACAATTGCTTTATTTGGATTAAGTTGAAAAAAATTTCCTCTCTATATTTTTTTCAATGTAATATAGAGAGGAAATTTTTATAATTGCCTTGTTATATATGTATTGATTCTTTTTTTTAAAATTTTTATCATTTCATTTTTTAAAATAGCATTAATATTATTATTTTTTGATATAAGAGTTACTAATTCATCATAATTTGTATACTTATGACGAATTCTATTAATAACAAATGTTCGTATAATTCCTTCATTTTTTCTTTTTATATTTGTTCTTTTATTTAAATATTGAATTGCTTTTCGACGTACTTTTTTTAAATTAAAATTTTTAAACTTGAAGTTGTATTGTGGTTTTGCTAATTCCCGATATATATTTTTAAGATCCTCTTTATTAATAAGAGGTGGTTTAACACTCCCTTCAATTTTATTTTGGATTGTTTTAATATCATTAGTAGAAAAATATTTTATATTTTGTTTTATAGCAACTGGTTTAACTAGTTTAATTACAGCACTATAATCTTTTAAAAAATATTGTAATTCTACTTCTGATATAATTTCATAATCTTCTAAAATATTCATGACGATGATGAAATTATTCTTTTTGTTTCAATGTAAATAAAGCCAACTGAATTTCATTATTTTTTAATTCTGTAGTATCAGTTGATTGTTTCATTCCATAATTTATTAAAGACATAATAATATCTGTAGATGATGTAATATCTTGATATGTATTTTTTATAAAATTATTAAATTTTGTTACAACTTCAATTTCTCCCACAGGGCATCCAATTAAATTATCAATTCTATCCCATAAATCAGGATAGAATATATTATATATATATTTGTAATATTTTAGAATTGCTTGTTTCACAGTTGGTATTTTTTGTTTAATTGAATCATTTGCTAAATCATCTAAATATAAATTCAATAATACAGGATTTACATATATTATTGGTTTATTTAATAAATTTCTTTTTGAAGCTCTATTAAAAGCTTCTATTAAAATTGGATTCACACCAGATAATGCAAATTCAAATCCTGACATATATTCTGGGCCATCATTATCATATCTAGCAATTAGGGTATTACCCAAACTATTTCTATGATTTGATGGGCAAAAATATAAATCAAACTGAGCCTCATTTAAATTTCTATATTTGTCTTTATGAATTAAATTTCCAAGAAAGATACATTTTTTACAATCATGTGTAAAAAACGGTTTTTCTTCTTCTTGTTTTTTTTCCATTTCATTCCTCCTGTGTAAAATTAAAAGTTATTTTATTCTAATATATAATATATATAATCTTCGTATTTTATTATAAATATGGGAACATATTATTGAAGTAATATAATTTATTAAATTAATCGAGGTACGTTGAATATGTTTAGTTTTATTAAAACACTTTTTAATAATTTTACATCATTGTGGTGGCAAGAAAAAATAAAAACAGTTGCTATACAAGAGGAAATGAAAAAAATGGTCGATTCAAAAAATCAAACAGATAAAGAATTGATAACTTGCGCTTTGGTAATTGGTCATAAAAAAACATCACCCGGTGCATATAATATAGATCATGACATATATGAATTCGAATTTAATGAAAAAATTGCTTTGGGAATAGAAAAAAGATTTTATGATAGTGATATTATAATTCAAAGAATTTATCGTCGGACATATAAATCATTGCCAAATGATATTAATGAATTGAATCCAGATTTTATTATTAGTTTACATTGTAATGCTTTTAATACCAAAGCTAAAGGGTGCGAGGTTTTATATTATTATAAATCGTGGTTGGGTTTAACAATGGCAACAATACTTCAAAAAAATCTTTTATCAATTAAACCAGATTCAATTGAATCTAGGGATAGAGGTATTGTTCCGTTGACTGTTGAAGATAGAGGTGGATATTTACTAAAATATACAAAGGCTCCTTGTGTTATTGCAGAACCGTTTTTTATTGATAATTCAAATGAGCTGGAATATTTTTTAGATCCAATTAATGAAGCTGCTCTTATAGCAGCATATTGTAAATCTATAGAAGAAATTACAAAAGTTTTGGCAATTTAAATATAAGGATTTTATTATGGATACCATATCTATGTATTTTATATCAGAATTGAGATTGAATTTATGTAATATTTTAAAAGAAAAATTAAATGATACACTTATAAACAAAATTATGTTAGAAATGTCAGATGGTGATGTTATATCATTATATATGACTGGTAAAGCAATTCCAGAACAAATTAAAAACAAGCAATTGTATGTCGAATGTTTAATATCTAAATATTCTGATTATATGCAAGAAAATTTAAATTTTATAATAGAATCTGATAGTAATAGTTATAAAAAATATTTATATGAACGTGAAACTTTTTTTACACCAAAAAATAGAAATACATATTTTACACCTGCAAAAAAAGAAACATATTTTACACCAAAAAATAGAAATACATATTTTACACCTGCAAAAAAAGAAACATATTTTACACCAAAAAATAGGGAAACATATTTTACACCACAAAAAGGTTCACATAATATTCCTAGACACCCAGATGGTACACCGGTAACACGAGATGAATATGAAAAAATTATGAAAGATGCAGCCAGACCTGATAATATAACCAGAATTGATATGAGTAAATTAGATGATGAACCAAAACAAAATCCCAAAGCTGATAGTGGTGGATTTCAAACAGCAATGCATAATTTTAAAGATTTTTTTATGCATAATCATGGGCAAAATTTAAAAATAGGATTAGGTGTTGCTGCGGCATCAGCTTTAGCTTATGCAGCTTATAAAATGTGGAAAAACAAAACAGGGGATGTGAACAAAGCTAAACAGGCTCAAATAAGTCAATTAAATAGAGCAAAATCAATGGCTACAAAAACAACAGATCCAAATACTTTTAAAAAGAAGATAGATGAGAAAATTATGAAAATAAAAAGAGGATAATATGAAACGAACTTCTTTATTCGAAGCTTATATAAAACATATACAAAATGTATCAGATTTTGATAAATTTCTTGAACAATTTGATAATATAGAAATTATCGAGTTAGAAGATTTTGACGAAGGTTTATTAAAATATGATTCAATTCCATATGATACAGCTTATATATTTGCATATCCGTCGTGAATGGAAATGTCATTTCATACAGTTGGTATGAAATTTCCTATTGATATTTATTTCTTTGATGGTATGGGCAGAAAACAGGAAGAATATTTAAATGTTCAACCTGGGCAAGAAAATATATCATCAGAAGGCGCACAATATGTTGTAGAATGTTTACCTAGAAAAGAGAATAAAAAATAATGTCATATCCAGCATCCGCACAATTATTTCCAGATTTGCAACAATATTTTGCAAAATATTTGAAATCAAATCAGTTGGATAGGTATGAAGTTCCAATTCCCGGTGATATATATCATGACCATTTTTTTGAATGTAGAAGTTTTATAAGATTATTATTTGATGATGATTGGAATTTTCCAAATTATACTCATTGTTATAAAGATATAAAAGATTGGGGTTCATGGCCTACTTCTATTAGAGATAGGCTATTAATTTATCCCCATAGTAAATATTTTTTACCATGTTGTGATTCTACAAATTTTAATTTATTATATCAACAATGTGATGCAACATCATCTGATTATATAAATACTATTAGTCATGATGAAACTTTATGTTGTGATGATTCTACCAATGCAGCCAATTTTTTTCAATTACAACATGATGATTTTGTTTTGTTGGATGCATTAAATATTTATAGATGTGATTCAACATCTGTACAGATTTTACAACAAGTTTCTAATCAACCTCCTAATTTATTTCAATTACCTGGTTCTAAAGATTGGATATTAACAGTTGATTTTTCTAATTTAGTAACATCATTATCAAAACTTATTTTTATATATTTAAATTTAAAAATTAATTTAGATTATTCATTTTATACTTGGGAAGATGGCCCAATAGGTACATATCTATTTGAGTATTTATATGAGATATATGTTATTGATAATGTTTTTCAATATATGGTAGAAATCGGCCCTGATTATGTAGAACTTTAAATGGGGATAATAATATATTATGTGGAAAATTTTAGATTTTTGGAAAGTTTTTAAATATATTAAATCAGGTGATTCCTCTGATTTAAATGATACAACACAAGCTATAGCGAAATCTGATTTATCAAAAACAAATGATTTATTCATATCTACTATTGACCAATTATGTTTTTCAGATGATGAATATTTGAGATTACGTAAATTTTTTATAGATTGGTATTCATCTTTAAAAACATTAACATCAGTTCAAAAAAATATATCAGATGTATATGGATTACCAGATGCACATTTAGATGAATTATTTAGAAGCCGTGGTTTTGAATTTTCACCATTATTAGGTGTTTATGGAAGCCGAGTAAATTATAATAAAGCTAATTTTTATTATGATTTAGTTAATTTATATATGAAAAAAGGGTCTCCTAGAACTCTTTTAAATGTTTTAAGATATTATGGATTCCAAAACATAGAATTATTGGAATATATGACTTTTAGAAGAATATCTTCTCAAAAAATTGAATTTCATTCATTATCTGCATCTCATTTGGGTAAATGGTATAGTACGAGACCAGATATTTTAAAATATGAAGAAGCAACTGGGTGGGATCCACATTATTTAACATCTGAAGAATCTATTGTTTTTGGGCAGAATAATTCTCGATTACATTTACCAACCAAAAGTCCTTATTTTTCATTACGGCATTATATTAATTTAAATGATTATATTAAATTTATTCAATTTTTATCTCGTCGTATTCAGGATCAATATGCATATTGGAGGCGTGATCCAATATCTAATATTCCTGATAAAGAAATTTATATTAATGCAGTAACTACATCAGCGTCAGTTCTTGAAACATATATTTCAGCTGTTTATATTTATTATAAATATTATGGTGAAGAAATAACGATTAAACATCCAAGTAATGATATTTATGATACATCTGTTTTATTGGGAGATCATGGTAAATATTTTACTTGTTATGATGGCACTAATGCAGATTATTTAAATATTGTTGATGAATTTAATAAATATCTAAATGATATTCCACATACAAGACAGGACATTTTAGAAAATCAATCTTATTTTTATGATATGTTTAATCGATTAAGATTGGATAATTTCTTAATTGATGCCAATTCAGCTGGCGAAGTTTTACAAGCTATTAATCCAAATTTATATGATGATTTAAATAAAGTATATTCGGTACAAGATCCAGTTGTTTTAATCGGTGATATTTTAGCTGATTTGATGAAATGGGTAGCGAGTTATGTTTCAATAGGTGTGCCGAATATTGGATATTTGTTGTTTGGCAAAACCGAATTAATGAATCAATTGGGTGATTTGATTAATTTTTTTAAACCATATCATGCTAGATTACTTTCATATGATATTGCATATGTTGTTGATGATAGAAACAAAGAATCAATTATAGTAGAAGATTTTGGTATAGATTCAGTTGAAGAATGTGTATTAGATTGGGATACTTGTAATAGTAAACCATGTTGTATAGATTCAACATGTGATGAAAGTGATAATTTTTATTATGCAAGAGATACATATGATTGTGGATCTTTTTATGATATTGGGGGCGCATGTGATGTTAGACCAGATGCATTTCAAATGTATCTTACAGATAATGTATATGATCCTTTAACATGTCGAAAAGGTTTTTTACCACCAGAAGCATATGTTGAATCTGTGATTACTAATTTACCAAACGAATTTTTTGCAGCTCAATCAGGTGGGTTTGCTAATTTTGATGAAGGTGGTTGTTTTGATACACAATATTCCAATGATATTTGTATGATACAAATTATTGATAATTAAATTGATTATATAAACTACAAATTTTTAAAAAAAATGAGAACATATAAATGAATATTATTTTGTATTTTTACTAAAGGTATCGGAAATATATGAAAAATTTAAAAAATAACATTGTTGCCAAAGATTTTTATGGTGATAATTGTTTAGTCGATGCATTTTCTAATAAGGTATCTGGTGCGAGAAGACCCCAAGGATGGGTTGAAATTTTCGAAATAGATGAAAATGGTAATGAAAAATTATTAGGTAAACACAATCTAGTTGTTTATCAGGGGCGTGAATTAATTGCCCAGAGAATGTTTAATTTAAAGAATACCCAAGTATTAACAGATCCAGCTGAATATATATCATGGTTTGGTATCGGCTCAGGTGGTGTTAATGTAGGTGATCCTTTTAATCCGTCATCACCTGTGGCTACGGATATTGATTTATATAATGAATTACCCATTAGTGCTATTGATTCTACATGTGGTGATTTTCATGATGGATTTTATTTTAAAAAACCTATTGAAAGTATTGAATTTGAACAAGATGGTTATAACAACAATTCGTGGTTAATTGTTAAAACTGTATCAAGAGTCTCTCTTGGAGATGCAAATGGAAGTCAGATTTCAGAAGCAGCGTTATTTACGGCTGTTGATGGCCCTGTACCTAATCATACCGGCCCTTTCCATATGTTTTCTCGTATAACATTTCCCACCGTTGTTAAAGTAGATACACGCCAATTATTGTTTATTTGGTATATATTTTTCTAAAATTTTTATACATAGAAAAGATAATTTTTGTTTTTATATTTAATGGAGGTCAGAAATGGCTCATATTTCACCGGGCGTATATACGAAGATAATTGATCTTTCTACATACGTTTCAGCAGTTCCTGCTACAACAGGTTTTATGTGTGCTCTAACAAAAAAAGGTCGTGATAACGAGGCTATTTTTGTTGGGTCACGAAATGAATTAATTAGTGAATGGGGTGAACCTAATATAACCACTTTTGGGAAACATTATGGGCAAGGTTTATATAATGCTTATAACTATCTTGGTGAATCTGGTTCATTATGGTTTATGCGTGTTATGCCAGATGATGCAACATTCTCTAATTTAAGGATTGATGCTGTTTGGAATGGTACAGATTCTACAGCTGATATTTTAACTACTTATATTAGTGGTATTTCAACACAAGCAGAAATTCAATCAAATTTAGTACAAGTTGGTGATACATATCCAATTTGTATTTTACACCCAATTGGTCGTGGTGATTATTATAATCTAGTTTCAGTTCGATTAACTAGACATGCCAATCCAATGTTTGAAGGTGTATATATTATAGATATATATGAAAAACAAGCTGATGGGGATGAAGTAATTGTTGAATCATTTTCTGTTTCATTTAACCCAGAAGCCAGAGATTCATCTGGTGATTCTATTTTTATTACTGATATTCTTGAAAAATATTCAAGTTTATTAAGAGCGGAATGTATGCTTCCAAATGGTGAATATTCACCGGGGTATCAGTTATGCGTTAAAAATTATGATAATAGAATTGGTACAAGCACTACAGAAAGAACACCAGGATTAGCTTCTATTACAGATCTTAAACAAGATTTTAGTGAATGGGCTAATCAAGCTGAAACTGGGCTTTCGACATATGCTATTGTTGCAATTGACCAACGTGGTAATAGATTATATGGGTGGTTAGGTGCTTCTTCTGGTGTTGACAATGAAACTGTAAATATTTTTAATGATAGAGATTTATCAACCGCTAGTCAAGAATGGATTGGTGATACAGCTATTTTTGACGATACTGATTATAGTGTTGAATATTATATTCGTAAAGATTTATCAGATTTAACAGAACCTTTTATCGGTGGTGAAATCGCTCTTAGAAAAGGTTCAGATGGTTCTATATATGATATAAACCATAATGTTAATATGCCTATGTGCGAAACTTTATTAGCACAAGGATATGCTGGTATTTTAGATGAGGAAATACTTGATAGAGAAAAAATGTATTATACTATTGTTTTTGATGCTGGTTATCCAACATCAGTAAAACAATCCATTTCTCAATTAGTTAATACTCGTCGTGATTGTGTTGCCTTATTAGACAATGGTGATAATACTGATTTCAATACAGCTATGGCCAAAAGAAATTCTGATCATAATTTCAATACTTATTTATGTGCTTTATATGAAGGATATAATAAGATTTTTGATGCATTTACGGGCGCAGATATTTGGGTATCCCCTCTGTATCATATGTCATATTTAGCTCCGAGAAATGATAATGTATCAGAAGTCTGGTATGCTATTGCTGGATTCCAAAGAGGTGTTATTGATTCTATTCAAGAATTGAGATTTAATCCTCGTCTTGAACAAAGAGATCAAATGTATCTTAGACAGTTAAATCCAATTGTTAAATTTAATATTGGTTATGCTGTTTGGGGGCAACTAACAACCCAAGCTAAACCAAGTGCAATGCAAGATCTGAATATTGTTCGTCTTGTATTATATTGTAAGGAAGCTCTTGAAAGATATTGTCGTTTTTATATTTTTGAATTAAATGATAATACAACTTGGGATAGTGTTGGTAATGATATTACCAGTTTTCTGGAAGATGTTTCATCTAGACGTGGATTATATAGTTATTCAATTGAAGTTGGTGCAAGTGATTATGAAAAGAAAACAAAAACTTTTCATGTCAATGTTACATTAACCCCGACTCGGGTAACTGAAAAGATTGAATTGAATTTCTATATCAAATAAATTATAAATAAGAGTGGGTAGGGGTAATTCCCTACCCACTCCTATATAGAGGAGATTTAAATTATGTTAAATTCATTTACTAATGTTACAAAACAAGTTGCTACCAGAAATATGGGTGGTACGTTAGTTGGCATTGCAGAGCCATATGTAACAGGATATCATCATATATGGTTTGATTATCTTCCAGAAATTGTTAAGGTAGATGCCAATACAGTGCCAGGTAATTTAACAGATAAGGAAGTTCAAGCTTTATTAGCTGGTAGTTGTTTATCTGTTACACCACCCGGTGGAACTTTAAATAAAATTTCATTTACAGGTTTGGGTGGTACAAAATGGGCAGTGCCGGGTAGCATTGATTATGGAGATTCTATTTCCATAAAATTTGTTGAATATTCAGGTCTTCCTATTTGTCAGATTTTTCATGAATGGGTTAAAGGTATTCGTGATTATAGAACTGGTGTATCATCTAAATTAATTGCTGGTAATGATAGAACTGGTTATTCTAAAAAACAGTATGCTGCTAGATTATATTATTGGACTACTGCGCCTGATGGAGTAACTGTTGAATATTATGCTTGTTATACCGGTGTTTTTCCAACTAAAGATCCACAAGATTTATTATCTTCAGATGTTGAAAATGTTGGTAAAATTGAACCAGAAATTGAGTTCAATGTTGATTATGTTTGGCATGAAGATTGGGTTTTAGAAAAATGCCGTAGTTATAGTGGTGATAGAATTAAAAATGAACTTGAAAAAGCTTTGAAAAAAAAAATAAATAAGTAACTTTTAACAAAAAAAAGTAATATTATTTAATATTAATATTAAGGAGAAATTAAAATGTTTTTAAATGAATCAATTAATGTCAAAGATAGTGCTATTTTCATGGGTTTCATGCGTCAGGCTCTGGTTGAAAATCTAAAGGAAAAAGATGCACCAGCTGAAACTATCAAGTATATCACAGAAGATGCTAAGGATTGTGAAGTATTATCACTTGCTATGTATGGCAAGGCTTGTCCTACTGATAATCCTGCTCTGGCTGAAACATACTTAATGTCAAATCTTAAAGATTTTGTATTAGAGCATGTTAGTGAATTACCTTTTGATGATGGCTATACACCTTCTAATTTTATTCATGAAATTGGTGGATTATCAATGGTTGATTCCGATTCCATGACTTTAATTCAGGAAGGGATTTTAACTGAAAAATATAGTAAATTAGCTGGTGCGGATTCTGGTAATAGATATCCAAATTCTAGAGCTGGTGAATTTAGTGGTGTTAATTCTAGTGGTGGCACTAGTCATACATATTCAAAAAATGCAGTTGATGCAGCTATGCGGCAGTCTAATGCATCTGCGGCTGCTGACAATCCAACTCAAGCAGGAACCCACAAAGTTTATACCCCTTCTTATAAAGGTGAATTTAAAGGGGTCAATTCAGCAGGCACAACTGGCGCTGCAAATAAATCAGATATGGGTGGTGTTGGTGATGATATTGCTAAACAAAATAATCATTCAGATATGGGCGGTGTTGGTGATGAGATTGCTAAAAATCCACCTAAAGAAGTGGCTGCAACAGGATGGTTAGACCGTTTAAGAGCTGCTGCTGGTAATGTGGGTCAAAATATTTCCAAAGCATGGTCAGGTTTTACACAATTTGTAAATCAACATAGTGGTGGTCATGCTAAGGCCATTGGTGTTACTGCTCTTGTTGCTATGGCGGCTTTTCTTGGATATAAAGCTTATCAACGATATTTTTCACAGGCAGCTAAATCATGTGCAGGTAAATCTGGGGCTGAAAGATCAGCTTGTATTGCCAATGCTAAAAAGCAAGCTGTTAAACAACAGATTAATATGCTGAAAAAATCATTATCTGGTTGTAAAGCTGCAACCAATCCCGCCAAATGTCGTACCGATTTAACTGCTAAAATTTCTAAATTACAAGCTAAATTAGCTTAATTTATAATTTATTATTTTGGTTATATGTGGCCCCATATTATTTTTAATATGGGGTCACATATTATTTTAGGAGTTTGTTAAAAAATGTTTATTAATAAACATATAAATATTTTTGAAAGTTCTTTATTAATTGAATTTATTCGATTAGCATTAAAAGAAAATTTTAAAAATAATATTACTATATCTGAATCTATAAATAATTTATCAGATACAGATGTATTGTCTTATGCTATAATTGGAAAAAAATCTCCTAAAAATGTGAATATAGAATTATATGAGAATATTTTATTAAACAAATTAAAAAATCATATTATTGATTATAGTTATAATTTAACTGAAATTATTGATAATGATGTTATATATAATTTTATTCATGAAATTGGATCATTAAAAAGTATTACAAGTAAAAATATTCTTAATGAAGATATAGCTACTGATATAACTAATATGATTAAATCTGATTTGAAAAAACCATCAAATCAACGAATGTTTAAAAAAATAAAAAATTTAAATTTGGTTAACAAAGATTTGAAAAATCCATCTAACAAAAAAATGGTGGATAATTTTAAAAAGGCTTTTAATATAGGTCAGGGTCCTGAAAAAGTTGGCTTTAAACCAAAAGAATCTTCATCAATGGAACAATCTGTTAAGGCAAGTGACGAATCGAGAAAAACTTTTTTAAAAAATTTACATAAATTAGCTACTGGCTCTAATAATGATACAAGTAAAGAAAAACCATCTGAACCAAAAAAAATCAAAAATACTCCTAAAATTATAGAAACAAAACCTTCCCCACATGTTCTTGAACCAAAAGAAACAGATGGATTTTTTACAAATTTAGCACATAAATTACAGGATAATTTTCCAAAAGTATATCAATTTGTTCAAAATCACGGAACAACAATTGGGGTAGCTGCTTTAGTTGGTGTAGCCGGGTATTTATCGTATAAAGCATATCAACGATATTTTTCAAAAGCTGGGCAAGCTTGTAGTAATAAAAGTGGTGCAGAAAAGAATGATTGTATAATACAATTTAAAAGAAAAGCTATTAATGAAAGAATAAAAGTATTACAAAAATCAATAGGAATGTGTAAAAAATCATCCAATCCTATAAAATGTAGACATGAAATTCAACAAAAAATTATTAAATTACGTAATAGGATTTAAAGGAGATTACTGATGGGCATCTTATATGAATCAGTGCATTATATTCATAGAAATGAAAAAGATATATTTGAAACTAATCCAGATTTAGAATGGTTAAATATTCATGAAGAAATTGCAGAATTAGGGCAAGCTGCTTTATTTTTACAAAATAATTTATTTGAATGTATAGATGTTTTTGGTCCATCTGTAGTTACGTATTTAATAGAAGATTTGAAACATGATTTTGATATTTTATTATCAGAAAGTATAATTCCTAAAAAATTCCATAAAACTGATACTGGAACAAAATCAATTGTTCCAACTAACTTGCATAAAGATTATGTTGAAAATAAACCACATCCTACAGTTAATTCACATTCAATAGTACCCGATGTAAATCATCCTCATTCTATTTTAGATGTTATTAAAGATCATTCTACTGAAATAGGTTGGACTGTTTTGGCTGCTATTGCTATCGCGGGTGCTTATAAAATATATAAAAATTATTTTTCAAAAGCTGCACAATATTGTAAAGGTAAAACTGGTGATGAAAAACAGGCTTGTATAACTAATTATCAAAATAAAGCATATCAAATGAAAATTAAAACTTTGAAAAAATCTCTTGATTTATCTAATAAAACAAAAAATCCTTCTAAATATAGAGAAAAAATACAGAGTGAAATAAAAAAGATTCAAAAGAAAATCAAAAAATAGGTTTATTATGTGTAAAAAATCTACAGATCCATTAAAATGTAGACAACAGATTCAAAATAAGATATCTAAATTACGTAACAAATAAATCATAAAAATTTCTTTTAAGATAGGAACATAATATCGATATAGATACCACTTTATATTTCGAGAAGATATAGTAGTGTAAAACTCAAAGATAAGGAGAAAAAACATGTTTACATCGTTTAACGTCGCATTACCAACTTATGAAGTAATCACACCTCAAACAAAACAATCTTTTCTTTTAAAAAGTTTAACAATTGCTGATGAAGAAAAGATGAAAGCATCATTAGTAAATGAAAAGAAAATTCTTAATCATTTAAATAAATGTATATATGATGCTATTGCCGAAAAAAATAAAAAATATACCTTAGATGAATTTTTATCAACTGTTACCCTTAAAGATAGAGAAGCATTGTTATATGGTCTTTATCATATAACATATGAAGAAATCCGTAATTACACTATTACATGTGGTAATTGTGGTGCAAACCAAGATGTCACTGTTAATGCTTCCGATACCTTTTCAATGGAATTATATGATGGTAAAGAAAATGAAATTCTTAAAAAAAGAGTTACAGAAGATTTAAAAATTCTTAAAACAGTTAAAGTTGTTATTAAACAACCGACTTTGAAAGATGAAAATGAAGCTATGAAACGATTCACCTTTCAAAATTATTCAAATGAATTAATTGCTGAAACACTTATTATTGATAAATTTATATGGGATCATGCAGAAGAAGCTAAAGAACCTATGATAATTGAAGATAGGGATGAAGTTATCAGAGCTTATTTGTCATTACCTGCTAAAGACAAAAAAATTATTAACAAATCGTATATTGACAATTTTGGCAAATATCAAATTTCACTTAAAATGAAAAACACTTGTACAAAATGTGGGCATACGGAGGTGATAGATATCGACTTAGTCGATAATTTCTTTCGTGCAATGTACCAGTAGTGAATATAGACAATCGTTTATAGAAGCTCAAAATGAATTGATTTTTGCCGCTATGGAAGCGGGGCATCAACAATATGAAAGTATTGTTAAAATGCCCGTATCTAAATTAACAGAATATTTAAAATGGAAGTCTAATTTAGAAAAAGAAAAAGAAAAATTAATGAATGATGCTCAGGATAAGGTAACAATTTAAAGGAGATATATTAAATGGCTAATCCATTATCACGGTTTAATTTAACTCCACGAACCAGAACTGAGTCAGTTAAATACATTGATTATGTTTCTGCAATATCACCTATTGGTGATTTTAAAAGAATTGAAAATTTAAATGTTATTATGAATTCTTGGAATAATATTTTATTAACTCCAAGAGGAACATATGACCATGATCCTCCTTATGGAAGTGGTTTATATGATTTATTATACCAACCTGCTGATGTTGAAACAATGTCACAAATCAGGGAAGAAATTTATAATAGCATTTATTATTATGATAATAGAGCTTCCATTGAAGATGTTAAAGTAAAATTTGCTAAACCACCGGGAAAAGGATTTATTGTTGATATAATAGTTAATTATCACGGTGAAAAATCTACATTAACGGTAAAAATTAAGGATACTGCTCAATGAGTTCTCCACAATTATGGCAGCGTCTTTATCATTATATTCATGAATATCAATATTTGGTATATGAGTATTATGCTAAAGACGCTGTCGCTTTTCTTGTTACATATTATCATCTAAATAAAGAAGAAACTATTTGGGATAATGAATATGTAATGGGTGGTGCATATGAAGAAATTGGTGATTTAACAGGAATTAGATGGGATAAATTTTTATTACTTCCTATTTTTTTCATTGAAGATGTTTCAATAGTTTCATTTGATGCAAGTGAAATTGGTCAAAATAAATTAACTGAATCATTTTTTGTTATTCCATCTGAATATAAATTTATACCATATCCACATGATATAATTCAATTTGAACAAGATTATTTACAAATGCAGCCTAATCAACATCCGCTATATCATGTATCAGGTGTTGAAATTGCGCCCAATACCGATAGACGTTTTTGGAAACTGAAAATAGAAGTTGACCAATCACGAACTATACAAGAAGTTGAAAATCAAACTAATGACACATATATGTTTTTTGAATATGACAAACAACTTCATACCATTGAAAATGCTACATTATTATTAAATTTAATGGATATGAATTCAAAATTAAAAGCTAGTGTTAAAAACAGATTTGATTCTAATTCTGGTTTTTATTTATTATAAGGTTTTATAAAATGGCAATATCACCTCTATCAAATGAAATATTTTTATCTCGTGAAGCAATCCGTACACAGTTAATAGAAGAGATTAAACAATATTTAGATCTTGTTGATGTTGATTTAACCAAATCTTCTTTTTTATCTTATATTATAAATATATTATCAACATTAACATCTAATATTTTATTTTATCAAATTTCTGTTTATAAAGAATTTTTCTTAACAAAAGCTCAATTAAATAATAGTGTAATGGATTTAGCAGCTAGTATTGGCTACACTCCTTATAATGCTAAACATTCAACTATTAATTTAATATTGTCATTTCCTTTTAGATTCACAGATGGTTTAGTTACTTTTGTTATTCCAAAATATTCAAATTTTAAAATAGATAATATAAATTTTATTATTGATTATAATGTCAAGGTTGTAGTTGAACGTAATAATATAGTAACGGCTTATAAATATGATAAAGATGTTTCAGAAAATTTATCAGTTTATATTGATTATGATAATGAAGTAATGACAACATTCAATATAATGATTTATGCGAAACAATATAATGTAGAAAAATTTGAATTTTCTGTTAATAAAAATCATTTAGAATATCAATTTACAGAATATGAAATAAGATTAGATGGTCAATTATCTGCTATAGAAGTAAAAGTTGTGGAACCTGGTAATGATATAGAATATATTTATGACCAGTTTTCATCAATATATCTCATGTCTCCAAATGATAGGGGTTTTGTAATTAGAAAAAGTGATATAGGACAAAAAATATATTTTGGTAATGGATTAATAGGTTATCAACCTCCTGTTAATAGTATTATATATGTAACAGCTTTTACTACATTAGGTGAAAGAGGTAATATTATATCTGGTCAGAATATTATAACAGATAATATTTATGGTGTAACTGGCACAGGTGAAAGAGTTGAAATCAATTATTCTGTATCTAACCCTTCACCCGCACAAGGTGGAGAAGATGAACCAAGTTTAGAAGTTATCAAAGCTAACGCAATTAATAACTTAACCGCATTACACAGACTTGTTTCTGAAAATGATTATAAGGTAGTTGGATCATTAGCTGAAGATACCCCACTTGCTAAAAATACATATCCTGTATTAAAACGATCAGATATTCGTACCAATGAAATGCAAATTTATTCTATCTTAATGTATAAAAATGAAATTGTTCCAACAGAAAATGTTCATATAACACTTGATTCAACTGCATGTGAAAATATACAATGTGATTTTAATGATGGAATTATAAAAATACCTAAATATCAAGAAATTTCATATTTGGGGGATATATATATTTTACCATTTAATATTGAAATAGATAAAGATTTAGAAATAACAAGATACAAATATACTTCTAAAGAAGTTATATATGATTTAAATTTAATTTCAGTTGGATTAAGTTTAGAAGAATATAATTTTTTTGCAACAAGTTTGTTGGTTGAAACAGATTATACTACTGTATATTTAAAAGTATATTTTCAAACAACTGAAACTGATTTTGATGAAGTTGAATGTTTATTAGAAGTTACAAACACTCTTGTTCATCAGAATATGACAATTAATACTGTTGGTCGATTTTTTGAAATATCTTTTACACCATATGAATTATTACCTGAAAACAAAGAAACATATTATTTTACATTTTATCATCCAACAAAAGGAAGATTAAATCAATATTCGATATCATTTATTTTTAGAAAAAATTTAAATCACACAATGTTATCTAATACGGTAATAAATAAAGATGGTAGTATTTCTATATATGATATTCCTGTTATTAGAAAAGATTATTATGATTTGATTGCTAATAAAGCTGATTTTGAATATTATGTCATTCAACGAATTATTGATAATATTAATTTTGAAGATATAAGAATGATGACAGATTTTGTAAATTTAAAATTTGCAAATACATCAAAAGAATTAAGAAATATGTTATTAAATAAAGAAACACGGTTGCCCGTGGATTATATTGATTTAGAATATGTTAATTGGGTTCCACAAATTAATGAAAGATATATTATAAATGGAACAGAATTTCCTGAATGGCAAGATAAAATTGGTTATATTGCTACTTGTATTAGTATTGATACAACTTCAGGTGAAATTGATTGGACATATGTTAAACCAGAAATGGATGATTTTATATATGCAAGAAATACAAATAAAAAATATTTATATACATCATGTGATTGGATTGAACCAATTTATGAAATACCATTAAAAATTGATTTAGATGTTAGAATGAAAGAAAATTATACAATTGATATGCAAAAATTTATCAATACTATAAAATTAACTATTTTAGAAACTTTTAAAGATAGAATGGTATGCCAATCATATCTAAGTAGATCTGAAATAATCGCAACTGTACAAAATATAGAAGGAGTTGATCATTGTAGATTAATTAAACCAGCTTCTAATATTTTTTATAATTTTAAATTAGAGGAATTATCTGAGGAAAATTTATTAACATACACTCCTGAATTATTATATTTTACAGAAGATGATATTACAATTAGATTAGTTAACTAAAAGGTAAATTATGAAAGATTTAATTCAAAGTGATTGGGTACGATTAAAATTAAAACTAAGAAAATATTTCCAAACAATCACTAGTAATGAATTACTAAATTTATCAGAACCCTGTTATGCACCAAAATTAAGAAAATATGAGGATACTTTGTTTAATATTTTGGGCATCAGTAAAGATGATGTCAAGAAAGCTTCGAAAGAATACTACAAAGGCACAAAAGCAGAATCATGGTTATTAGAAAATGACCCAATTAATAATATTAATGTTTTGATTATGCACTTCTTTTTACAACAACGTGATATGGTGGGATTTCGTTCATGTATGTTGTTTTATAATTTGCGACAATATTCTAATTTATTTCACAAAACTTTTAAATTTTGCCAACCAGATGTATTTAAATATACTTTAGAAAATATAAACAAAACACATATTTATTATAGAGAAAAAACAATTGCTAACGCTATTTATCATTTTAGTAATCAAATGGTCCAAAGATGGGAAAAAATAATAAAAAAAATGGATCAACCTATGCAAATATCTATGTTTATACGAGAATGTAGACATAGGCATGCACAAAGTCTTAAAAGTTTTGCAACAGCATATTATTATAATTCAGAAAAAGGTAATAAAATAGCGCAACAAAAAAGTGAAATTAGAAATGATGAAGGTGATGTATCAACAGTTGAAGCTACATCAAAAGTTCCAAAACATGTGGTGAACTTAATTCAAAAAATAACTGTTTATAAATTTGTTGATATAAAAGCTTTGGAAAATGCTTTAAAAATAAATTCAGTTAATAAAATATATGGACAATTATTAGTTAAACAAATTAGTAATGCTAAATATACTGATACATTAACTACTATATATATGCTTTATATTTCAAATTTATCAAGTGTGAATAGTCTTTGTTCATCTCGATTCATCACTGATGTAAAACATATTCTTAGATCTAAAAATAATAAAACAAAATATCTTAAAGAATCACTTAATAATTTATTAGATGACATTGTTAAAGATGCCCGTTTAACAAAAGAATTTAATAAATTATCTATTCAAAGTAAATATACATATCTTAATTTTTTAAGTTTTTATCTATTTTGGTCACTTAAAAATTTTGTTTGTTAAACTTCAATGATATGAACTTGCCGTTTTAAATAATCTCTTATCATTATCTGTCCTTTATTTAATTCATTTGTAGCAGCTTTTGTTGAATTGTCAATATATTTTTGTGGATTTATTTTCATTGTATTTTGTGACTTAGACAAAGCAGATTTAACATATCGCATCAAATCTTTACTTAAATCTTTCGCAATTCCAACACCCGTGTCAGCAGCTGAATCTTTCAAATCATCTAATAAATTTTTCAAATTACCTGATAAATTTAATGTATCTTTAAAACTTTTTCCAGGTTCCATGACAGCTCTTATAACATTTGTTGCGTCAAATTTATAATTTTTTCCAAGAATCATATTTAAAACACCAGTAGCTTGAAAATTTATTTCTTGTGCTGCCATATCTAATAAGACATTTTTAACATCAAAATGAACTCCATTTTTTATCATATCTATAATATCTATTTTACCTACAAAATCAACTCCTTTAGCAATAATAGATTTTAATAAGTCCATTTGTTCACCAGGATCTGTTAATGTAGAAACAATACCTTTAAACATGTTACTATCATTGAATTTTAATCCAGATGATACCATATCTTTGATAATATTTTCTGCTCCATTAAGTATGTTACCAGGTTTTAATTTGTCCATTAAATCATCATATGAATCAAAATCAACAACCGTTGATAGATAATTTGTTAATCCAGATATATTATTAAAATTAGAACTTAAATCATTCAAATATGATACTTCTGAATCCATTCTATTTAATGCGCTTCCAATAGTATCAATAATACTATTCTTTTTATTCTGAACACTTTTTATTAATTGCATAGCTTGACTTTTTGTAAGTGCATCAGTTATTTTTTCACCATTAAAATAAATTGGTGGTAAAATATCACCTACCGTTGTTGTAATCATTTCTTGTAACTGATTTTCAAAAGAATTTAAATCACTTAAATTCCCTGCCAATGCGGATGCAGATGTGCCAACTCCTGATAAAAGCGACATTGAGGATTTTGATATATTTTGAATATATTTAGGAACTGGCATTTTTAAATCAGGTAATTTAAAATCAGGTTTGACTGAAAAAATATCATCAGCTGAAATTACGCCATTTTTATATAATTCAGTTATAAATTTATCAGGAATTTGATAACCAGTATCAGCTACTCTTTTTAAACTACCAAGATCTCCTATCATACTATCTAAAATATTATATTCTGTTTTATTAATATTTTCGGATATTCTTTTAGGTAAATCAGCTATTGTTTTTGTTGTTATCGGATTAAATGGGTCTGACCATATATTAGCATCTGTTTCTTGAATAAAATGTTTATCAGATAATTCTTCATCTAATAGTTTATCATATTTCATTACTTCTAAATATTTTTTTAAGGTAGGTCTATCATTATTTGGTTTCTCAGTAGCTAACAACGATGAATATAAACTACCAAAATCAATACGTACATCAACAATACCAAGACGTTGGTTATATGCTATCTGTTGTTGGTCTCCACCCTTAATGACGCTTATATTGCTTATAAAACATGGATTCAAAAAATAAATACCATCACATTTTATTTTATGTAAAAATGGATAATTATATGTTGAACCAGAATCATCATCAGATAACGGAACACCCAATAATAAAATAGCAGCGAGAGGAGCAACAATATATTTTTCTGTTGCTTTAGCATCACCGGGATTTGGATTATATAATCGAACAGTCATAGTATAAGATGGTTGATATGACGAATCAGTCCATATCATAGGAAAATCAAATCTAGCACCTGCGGCAATACTATCTACAGCTTTTGCCACCATTCCTATTGATGTGCCACCATATTCTTTAGCCACAGCATGTATTTTTTTTCCAGTTTCACCTGCCCAACCAGCACTTTTATCCAACAATGAACCAACACCTTTCCAACCCAATGTTTTTGCCATTGCTCCACCAGCAGCTAACGCTTTTTGTGCGGCTTCTGTACCTGTTCTAGCACCTAATGTTTGCATTAAAGATGACATTCCCTGCGATACACCTGATGTAATATTTTGTAAAAAACTTTCAGAATAATTGTTTTGAAAATTATCAGTTGGGAAACTATCAGCTAAAAAAGCTAAAGGTACATATGGTGTGTCTAATGAATATCCATGTGATTCTAATAAACTAAAATAACGTTCAGCAGTTTTTAATCTAAAAGTAGATGAACCTGTTATAAAATGTTGTTTACATGGATATATTTTAGCAACAGGCATGGAATCTTTTATTTTTGCATATTCTGCCTCATTAGCTTTATCATATGGGGGCAACCCAATTATTCCTTCAATTTGCATAGCCATTATAAAAACCTCTATGTATTTTAAACTAAATTACATGCTAAAATATTTTCTATATTTTGGTCATATTCATTTTTTGAAGATGATGGTTGTTGATTATTATTTGTTACTTGTGTTGTTGTATTATTAGTTGTTATCATTTTTGACATTTGATTTGATGTATTAGCTACAACAGCAGATAATCCTTGGGTTGTTTTTTCTAAATTCTTGGTTTGATGCTCAATACTTTCTGATAAATGATTGCCTAATTTATTTATTTCTTGTGTTTTTTGGGAAGCATGATTTTTAGCTATATCATCTTTCGTCATTACAGGTTGTTGTTTTTGTTCTGATATAGAAGAAACTTTACCATTTTTAAGAGTTATATCAGCATTTGTTGCACCAACATTATATCGTTGTCGCCATAATTTTGATGATCTTTTTAATTTCATTTCAGCTGTAGATGACATACTATTTAATGCTTCTTGGCTGAAATAAATTGGATCTGGATAATGATGTAATGCTGATTTAACTATTCGCCTAGCTGTACTTTTATCAGACATTAATTTATGAAATTCATTAGGTTTAACAAGCTTCATATAATGAGATGCATTTAAGTACATATATAATGATTTTTCAAAAGGACTTAATGAATTAATACCATCTTTATTATCAGCTACCAAATCATCAAAATCTTCTAAATTTTCTAAAATTTCATTTGTATATACAAAACCTTTTATTTTACTAATACCTAATTCATTAAAAACATTTTGTTTTCCTTTAATTAATTCAAATTTTCCAACTGAATTTGGTATAGATATTTCTTTTGGTTTTTTTGATTCAATTTTTAGTTTAACATTATTAACATTTTCACTATTAACTTGTGTGTTTTGTGATGCAATTTCATCAATTTTTTTATCTTTTTTGTGATCTGCTTTTCCATTTTTAATAGTTATATTGAAATTAGAACCCGTATATTCATATCTTTTTCTCCAAAATCTAGCAGATCTTTTTAATTTCATTTCGGCAGATGATGGCATATTGCTTAAAGCTTCTTTACTATAATATATAGGATCTGGATAATGGTACAATGCTGATTTTATAATTCGTCTTGCTGTTTTTTTATCAGACATTAATTTGTGAAACTCGTTGGGCTTAACAAGTTTCATATAATGCTCAGCATTTAAATATAAATATAATGATTTTTCAAAAGGACTTAATGAATTAATACCATTTTGATTATCAGATACTAAATCATCAAAATCTTCTAAATTTTCTAAAATTTTATCTGTGTATACCAATCCCTTTATTCGTTTAATTCCAAGTTCATTAAATATATTTTGTTTACCTTTAGTTGTTTCTAATTTACCAACTGAACCTGGAATTGATATTTCTTTAGATTTACCAGCTATATCATTACCAACCTTGCCCATATCCGAATAACCAGGCATATGTTTTTCATGATAAGTATTAAAATATTTATTTATTCTATGAGGTGCAGATGCCATTTTTACTAAAAATGATAATATTTTTTCACCTCTAGTTTTTGGAGCTTTATAATGAGCTGCGATATCATCTCCCACACCACCCATATCAGATTTATATGTATGTGGTAATACAGTTGATAATACTTTTTGAATTAAAGGATGGTCTTTAAATCGTTTTTTTAATTTTTCAATATCTTCAGGTGAAACTTTTGCAATTTGCCTTTTAAATTCATCAAAACTTAAATCAGTATTTTCATTAATTCCAAGAAATTTCTTTAAGGAGTTTACAGCCCCACCAAATTTCTTACTACCCGCTTCTTTAATATTATCCCAGCTTAAATCAGATGTACTTCCAGAACTAAAAACTTTTCCTATAGTTCCAAATACTTGCTCCATCAAACCACCTGATTTACCTTTATAATTAGCGGCAATATCATCACCAACTGCGCCCATATCAGATTTGCCTTGCATATGTCTGACATGATAATTATTAAAATAATCATTTATTTTATATAATGCAGTTGATTTCCATAAAGAAGATAGCCCTTTTCCAACACCACCTTTAATTCGTTGCCACATTGTTTTTGGAGCTTTGTAATGAGCCGCAATATCATCACCTATGTCACCCATATCGGATTTATTAGGTGTTTTTAAAATACCATATTCTTGTAATTTTTCTTTTATGGCACCTTTGGCTTTATCAAATTTTCCAGATAACATGCCTATTAAATTCTGAACTGTTTTTCCTAATTCAACAAAAACAGAATTCAATGTTGGAATATTATTAATGAAATTTTCATATACATTTTTTCCAGAATCCCAAACAGCTTTACCAGCAGCCGCAATTGAAGACCCAATAGATTTTGTTGTACTAACAGCAGTTGATGCTATATTTGACATTGTTGGGTGTGCTTTGGAAAATTCTGAATTTGGATTGGTTACTGATTGTGCAAAATTAGAGACACCAGTTGAGATATTTTTACCAATTGTTTCAGCTGTGGCAATTAATGTACCACTTGTTGTAACATGTTTAATATCTTTTTTTGTTAAAGTATCATATATCTTTTGAAGATTTGGTAAATCATCTTTATCAAAATGAATAGCATTTAAATCATCAATAAATATTCCATCACGTTGAATTGTTTTAATTGCGCCTTTTAAATATGATATAATTTGAGGAACGGATAAATTTAATCCTTGAATTTGTTTAAATGTTTCATTATATTGTAATTTATTATAATTATTGGATTTATGAGAATCAATTGTTTTTATTTTTCCCAATACACCAATTTGTGAACCTCTGTCTGCGCCAGCACCTTTTCTATAATTTGATGTAGCTCCTTTGAAACTAGCCTTAGCTGTTGCATACATGCCCACAGCAGTGTCTTTAACAACTTTTCTTTTTGCTTTTACATCATCAGAATTCCACCAATCTTTTCCTTGTTGTAATAAACTTTTATTACCACCAACATCTGCACCACCAGTTTTATAATAAGATTTACTTAAACTTTTTGCCTTTGCTTTTTTTAGTGCATATTGTGCCTGGGCTTTGTCTTTGATTGTTTTTTTCTTTTCTTCTATATCATCAGAGTGCCACCAATTTGATAAACTACCCATCCATCCAGTTGCTTCTGTTTTTTTCTTTTCTTCAACTTTCTTTTTAGCTTCTACAGCTTTTTCAGCAGTTGATTTTTTATCTTTATCACCTAAATCCTTATGTGATAAACCAAGAAATTTAGCAACCCATGGATGTTTTTCAACAATCCAATTATTAATTCGTTTGCCAATACTTTTTATTGTATCTAATGGGTGTAAAATAAAATGAAACAACCCTTTAACCATCGACCATACTGTTGAACCAATCCATTTAAATACAGCTAAAACTGGATCGATAACATATTTAATAGCTAAATCTTTTATTTTATATAAAGGAGCTAATATAAAATCAATTGCTTTTGATAAATTCTCACCACCTATAGCACCAGCAATACCACCCACAGCAGCTCCAACAAGAGCCCCTAGTGGGCCAAAAGCCATCATACCAATACCCGCACCTTTAGCCGCTCCATTCAATGCACTTGCTACACCACCTTCTCCAGACCCCCCTAAAAATCCACCTATAGCAGCGGATGTACCATGCACACCCCATTCTTTTCTTTTTTTATAAGCTCCATATGCATCATACAATCCTTTGCCAACAGCCATTACGCCACCAGCCATAGCAGGACTTGCTATAGCTTGGGCGCCTAACCATCTAACACCTCTACCAACAGCATACCCAACACCTTGTCCTAATAAACCACCTAAACCAAGTTTAGTTAATAATCCACCTAATAAATTTTTAACTATTCCAAAACCAAATACGAATAAATTTTTAACAATTTTCCAAACACCACCTAATCCTTTTTTAAGAAATCCTCCAACTTTTTGTAATATAGTTAGTTGTTTACGACTATGGTGTAATTGTTGTGTGTCTATTCGTAGTTGTTGTTTATTTATTCTAACACTTTCATCCATTTTTAAGGTGAGTCTGTCAGAGATGGCTGCTTTTTCTTTATCTTTTTGTTTTTTTACTTCTTTAATTGTTTCAAGTGTTTCAGGGTTTACACCACCCACACCAGCACCAAAAGCAGCCATACCACCAGCAGTATCTTTTGCTACAGTTTTAGCAAATTTCCAGGCTCCTTTTCCTAAACTTTTAGCACCTTTTCCCCATTTCTTAAAAGTGGGAGTATAATAATCAGTTCCTGCTTCAAATAATTCATCGTTTTGATCAAATTTGTCAACAGAATATTTTCCAGATTTTTTATATTGTTTCCATTGTTGTTTACCACCCCTTCTGGATTCTCTTTCTAAAATTTTATCTCGTAACTTTTTAATTTTTGAATCTTTTTTCCCAAATTTAGCTTCTATTTTTTTCTTAAAAAATGCCGAAGCTCTCCATTTTTTTAAATTCTCGTCACTGGATAACCAATATTCATCTTCTGCCACTCTTTTATCTGCATAAGTATCTTCTATATTTGATGCTTCTTTTATTTGTTTTCTTTTGTCATATCCAGATGTTGCACTAATTGATTCAGCAATAATTGTTAATAAACGAACTTGTGTTTTTCCAATATTAATTTGCTTTTCTAATAAATCATTTGTTGTAACTTGATATTTTTGATATTCAGGAATTTCATTTGCTTGCCGCCAACTTTTATATTTTTGTTTAATTTTTTTTGTAATCGGTGTTAAAAATCTCCATGTTTTATCAGTAACATCTTGTGGTTCGGAGAATTGTTGACCAGTTTGACTTTTTACATATGAAGCCCATAAATTATATTGTTGTTTTAATTGAAAAACAATATTATCTAATCGCCACATTCCATCAACATATAACATATCAAGAACAGCAGCAGTATGTTCCATTGCACCTAAACCACGAGGTAATTTAGCATTATAACCACCTCTTGATTTAGTTGCCCATTTATATAATCTATATCCCATTAAATGAGCAACAGCACCTTTTACTTTCTTAAATGCCCATACTGCTGTACGCAATGTCGCATGTTCAATTAATAATCTATCAGCAACTAATTTCCAAACACCATCTTGTTTAGAAATAGATTTGTTCATTTCAAGTAATGCTTTAAGCATTTTTTCCTGAACAGTTAATGTTGATTCATCTGTTGCAATTTTATATGCTCTAATAGCGGATTTGAATATACCTTTTTTCTTTTCATCTTTACCAAATCTACTTTGGTAAAATGTAGATTGGTCAACACCCAAATCACTTAATGTTGATTCACGTTGCCATGCAAGAAAAGCTGACCATAAATTCGCTTTCCACGGCTTTTTAGAACCAGGTGTTAGTGATTCTATTTTTTTAGGCTTCTTTAATTCACTAACAGTAATACCTGATTCACTTAAAACTTTATAAATTTTACCTAATTTTGTATCAATTGATTTAAGGGTCAAAGCTTCTATACTTTTAACACCCTCTTTTGCCATTGTGCTTTTAATTGTCGATTTTGAACCAGATGCAACATTTTTAGCTTTATCAACAATATTTTTAACAGGTGATTTTTTAATTGTTTTTTTCTTTTTCTTTCTAGTTGCTTTAGATCTAGATTTAGATATGGGGCTACTATCAAAATCTTCATCAAAATCAAAATCACCCCCGGGGCCTTCTAAACCACCAACCCCACCACTACTACGTGAATTACGTATATTATCAAATTTTTCTTTTGCAAAATTTTTAAATCTATCAAATACACCACTTTCAGCAGCTTGTTTTAAAAAGTATCCTAATAATGGAGATATTTGAGCTGCTGAAAGCATTAATGTATTAGATTTTTTAATATGAATATCTTCGGTCATTTTATTTTTAATATCAGTCATTGAATCAGTAGCTAATTTCAATGTTCCGAAAGATACTTTATTAATTTGTTCAACAGATGTTTTAAATAAATTTGTTGTATTTGAAACAAGTACAGCGCTTTGTCTGGCTAAATTTTTTGAAGCACTTTCCATGCTATTCAATGTAGATGATACAGTTTTTTTAATTCTATGTTGATCTATTTTATCAATAGATTTATTAAGTCTATCTACATTCGCATTTACCTTGTTATTAGTTTGTTTAGCATATTTTTTTGTAGAATCAGCTATTTTATTATATGATATAGATGATATTGATTTTGAATAATCAGCCATGAATTAAACCTTCTCTATTTTTTAATCATTTTAATAGCAGCTGGAGTTTTCTTAGTGATAACACCAGTTTCAGATAAAACAGCTATGATTTCAGATGGAAATAATAATTCTTGAATTGCTAATGTATCAGGTTGTATATTAGTTAAACTTTTGTATGTGTGTTTCAATTGTTGCAAAATATATTTACATTGTTTGTATTGCATAGCTTTAATAAGACCAGCTACCCCATATTGTATATACATGATTAATATATATTTATATCCATCTTGAACATTTTGAATTATTTTTTCATCAATATTGAAATATTTTAAAACTTTGTAAATTATATTAAAACCTTTTTTTGTAATAGCGACTTTCAAATCAGCACTATGTACTTCTATTTTGTGAAAAGTATCAATATATTGATTTACAAGAGGTGCAATATCTTTTGTAGTTTTTGTTGTAATATGTTCTTCAGCTAGTAAATGAAAAAAATGATTATAAAAAGCTTTATATTCGTTTATAAATAATTTTTTAAAATTATCTTTTCCATGCGCACAAGCCATATGCATCATTTCATGTACAGTTAATTTAGAAATCCATTTATCTGATACAAATCCTAGAGTGGTATTCATGTCAATTAAAACAAATATTTTATTTGATGAAGGATCATAAAATGCCAAAGCACCAGATAATGCATTGTTGTGACCAAATATTTTATGAAAAGAATATGATAAAATATTTTGTGACATATAAACTGGAATTACTGTTTGTTTGTCAATCAAATCATTTAATAAAGGAAACGATGGTGCTGTGTATTTAGTAGAAGCTAAAGCTTTTTTATATTGCTTAATTAAAAATGGTGATGTATATAATTTAATTTTATTATCAAATATTGCTACCAATTTAGAATTAAATGGTACAGCAAACATTTCATTTAAGTTATTTTTTTCCATTTTATATCTCACTTTTAAAAAAATAGAAATCATTCATTATTATGTTCTCAATCTCAAACTATAAATTAACCGTTATAAAAATCAAAAACATTAATATATGCTTGTGTTTGATCGTCATTTAAATTGTCTTTAATAGCATTTATAAACATATTATTAATATCTTTTAAATTTTTCTCAGATGATATATGATGATTAACATCTGTTGGCATTCGTATATCATCATTCATCCCTATAATATTTGAAAAATCTTCTGTTGCACCTGTATCTATTTCTAACATCAACGGTGGATCGTATTTTCTTATATAAGCTGCAAATGCAACAGTCATAGCCAAGTCATCATTGCAATCAGAATCGGCTTCGACTTTACCAGATGGTTTATGTACCAAACCAACTAATTCCAAAGCAAGTCTATTGGATTTAATTATAGATGGGTCTTCTGTAATTAATGAATATAATGCATCAATCATTAATGGTCTCGATTTAGTAGATGTACTTAAACCATTTTTATATTTCTTTTCACCAACTTTAGTTTTATATAATCGTAATGAATGTTCTGTATCTTCCATAAATTCAACTACTTGTGTACCATAGGAATTATTTTCAATAACAATTGGTCCCTTTTTAAATAAAGTAGCTGCATATAAAACAACCTTACAAAAATCTTTTACAGGTAATTTGCCTTTATATTCCCATACCTGATTCATTGTAATATAATCAAACACATTTATAGCTGAAAAATCCGTACCGTATTCAGATGCAGTATCAACAGAAATTAAATATGTTTTGTTATTATTGAAGTTTTCAAATTCATATACCATCCCATTAAACAATTTTTTCTCTGGTATACTAATATTTCTAGTTTGCTCTTGTAATTTCTGACATACATCTTCATCAAAGAAAGATCCTTCTGATGGTAAAAATACAAGTTCAAGTTCCTGTTTAATTTTGCGAGGATCATTATCAAATAACATACATTGTTGTTTATACCATTCTGGATCTTCTGCTAATTCTTTTATATCTCTCCAATGAATTACAAATGGTGTTAATAAACTATTTCCAGATATAGCATTTGTATATTGTTTATAATAAAACGCACCTTGTCCAGTTGTTTTATTAGGAGTTGACAATAATATAGTTCCATAAGGTACACCAGCTTTTCTTGCATGTTTCTGATTTGTCGAAAGAGCTGGAACCATAGCAGTCCATGCTTCTTCAACTTTATCTACGAAAGCCGCTTCATCAATAACAAGAAAAGTAATTGCTTTACCACGAAGAGTTTTACCCGGTGCTTTTGGATTGACAGTAGCTGCAAAACATTTTGATCCATTAGTTAAAATAAAAGATTGCTCAGAACGTTTACTAAAACCTTTTTGATTTTTTTGACCACCTTTTGGTTTCATCCAATTAGGTAATTTGTCTATCATACCAGAAATAGTTCTAGCAAAAGTAGTTGCTTCTGGACCGTCTTTTGAAACAATACCAACTACAACATTTTTATGAAAAACTAACAACCAACAACAATATGCTTGGGTTGTTGTTGATATACCTACTTGTCTTGATTTTAGAACTATAACATGTTTTTTATCTTCAATAATATCTATTAAAGTTTTTTGTAGATCATACATTTTAAATGGTTCATCACCACCCGGTAATTCTAACATAACATATTTTTCAGAAAAATAATGAAATGAATTTTTACATTTCATATATTCTTCTAATATATGTTTTTTTTGTGCTTTTAAATCTATTGAAGTAGCCATAATTTATCTATGTTTTTTATTATTAGTTTCAAGATTTTTTAAAAAAATTTTTTGTATTTCAGTAATTTTATAAGATGTGGATAAAAAATCTTGATAAAATTTTAAAAAAGAATTTTTATATTGTTCTATATTTTTATTAATCATCTTTTGCCATGCTCCATGCTGGACGTATTATTTTAATATCTACCGTCATTTCCCATACTGATGATCTATTAAAATTCATAACACTTGAAAATAAAATATATTTTCCATTGTAAGGTTTATATTCAGCTGTTTCAGATTTAAATGTAACCATTTTTCCAATATTAGTAAATCTAAATATTGGTATTTGTTTTTCTAATCTGCATGATAATTGGGAAAAATTCATAATTGATCTATTGATACTAGAAATTAGCCACGGTTCATCTTGTGGTTTTTCAGAATCTTTTTCATTTTTATAATGACATATATGATTAGTAACATATCGTTTTCTATTTTCTAAAATAGGTGATAAAAAAGGTTGATGTTCTAACATATTCATAAATTCTGGAACTTTAGATGATATAGATGATAAATCATTCATCAACACTTCATCATCATTTATTCTAGCAAATTTATCAATTGGTTTATGAATATACTGTATATCATTCCCAATATTACCAACTGTTGTATTAGCAATATATTTTGTATTTATAGGAGTGTAAATATAAAAGTTGTCATATCCATATGTTTCAATTCTTGATTTATTTGATTTAACATCATTTGCTAGTTGTTTTAAATTAAATATTACATCACCTTGTTCATATTGATAACCAATATCTAATGCATTGATAACAATGTGATTAGGTTTAGATTCAGAAACACTAGCAAATATACACCCCCAAGTCAAAAACATTCCAAATTCATTTAATAAATAATCAAATTGATTTTTAACAATTGTTGGAGGTAATATAATTTGTGGTACTGGTTTTTTATTTATATATGGTGACAAAGCATCAAACTCAATACTAAAATTTGTATTTATCATATTCTTTCGACAATAATTTCCAATATAAGAATATATATTACAAATTGTACTATCTCTAAAAATAAAATTAACATTCTGTGTCATAAATTCAAATGCAGTTTCGGGTACACATCGCATAGTATATGGAGCTAAATCTTGCAAACTTTCTGGATTACTTAATAATTGATTTGAATTTGGAATATCAAAATCACCTGATAAATATAATAAATTGACAGTATATGTTTCTTCCAAAGGTTGATTATTATAATCTATATGTTTTATAGATAAAACAATTCTATTCTGACCAAATATTTTATGTTGTAATACTTCAATAGGTCTTAAATTTAATTTAATAATATAAACTGGATATGCACTATTTAAAGATGTTGCTATTTGAATATTTGTTATATCAGGTTCATATTCAAATTCTCCAATTACCATTGAAATGATAAATTCATTTTTTATCTGGTATAAATTGTCTTTTTTTGATCCAACTGGAATTGCCATCTATATTATAACCTCTTATTTAAAGAACATATTATTGATTAAAATTATATACAAATTTTTTTAAAGGTATAAAAAATGTTAAAAAAAATAATTTATATCATACTTCCTCTATATTGTGTTCTCTTTTCTAGTTCAGTATTTGCTAAACATTTATATAGAGAAAAAATATATCAAAATTTTTGGGCCATTCATAATGGTGCAATTTCAACAGAATATGTATTACCTGATAAAACTAGAGTTGATATTATAACTAATGAATATGCTATCGAAGTAGATTTTGCACAAAAATGGGCTGAATCTGTGGGGCAATCTTTATATTATTCAACTATGACTGGATTAAAACCTGGTATTGTTTTAATTGTAGAAGATGTGAAAGATTATAGATTTGTATTTAGAGTGGAAATATTAACAAAAAAATATGGTATAAAATTGTGGATTATTAAACCTGAAGATTTAAATATCAAATATAAATGACGCCCGCTTTTTTGATAACCCAGGTACGGGCAAACCTGGTATAGTTATTAATTTTGAAGAGTTTTTAAATACTCGATTAAGAATGGATGAATTTTTTTATTTATTTCATTCATCCATTCTTCAATTGTTATTTTAATATTTTTACTCAAACAAGTCAATTCATCTTGGGGTATAACATAATTATCATCTTTTAATAACTCATTTATTGTTTTCGTTGACATTGATTTAGCCATTGATTTAGCTAATCTATTTTTTACATCCTGTTTATATTCAGGATGTTTCGCAATCTCAACATTAATTAATCGATTGTATTCGATACATAACATATTTAATTTAATATGTGGTAAATAAATACCTTTACTATCCAAATCCATTTTCATTTTATTAGCCATTTTAAATGGATCTGTTCCCTCTCGTACTGTTTTATATAAATTCCAACGCTCGACTAAAACTAAACAATTTTTTTCTTTTTTTGTCACAGGTTCTTCTACCCAATGTAATGATGAAACTGTGACATCAGCGGTTATATTGTTACCTACTGCACCCTGTGCATTTTGATATACACAAAATAATAAAATGACAGCTACAATAATAAACACCAACATTTTAAGTTTTGTAGTAGTTTCCATACCAATCTCCTTTTTAAATAAATTAAAGATAAATTTGTTACTATAAATAAATATATATAATAATCTATATTTTTTTAAAAAAAAATCTCCCATAAATTAAATAAATAATTTATGGGAGATTATAAAACATCATTTATAATTTACAAATTTACCTTCTACGATTTAATGCCTCAATCATTCTTGTTGGAATAGCTAAAGTTCTTTCAGCAATATTTTCTAACATTTTTTTAGCATTTAAATTTTCCTCCTTTGCAGAATAAGTTGCAATAGCAAGAAACATATTCCATGCATTAATAGGAGGTAAATCCAAATCCCCATCTTCATTTTCTTCTATACTGGATTGTGTTAATTGAGCTAAATTACTAACAACTGTAGCATATCTTTTTTTACCCAATTTTTCTACCATTCCCAATGCTTTCATTGCATCTTCAGGTGGAATAACTTTATTGAAATTTTCACTAATAATATCAGATATATTAGTATTGAAAATTTCAACATATGACCCAACATTGGATTCAATTGTTGAGCGAGCATTGATTAAATGAATTTGTCGCATACCAAGAATTTTCTTTTTAAAAGTAAAACTACCGATTAAATCATAATTATTATCAACAATCCCAATTCCAAAAGAATAAGTTTCAGCTTTCGACCCATCATATGAATTTTCAACTGTAATAATAGGTATGACAGTACCAATATCAATTCTGGTATTATTATTATTAATTATCATAAGTTCACTTACAATATGAGTAAATTTATGATTAAATATAAATTTTTCTCTTAAATTTATTTCTGAACTAATATTATTAATTGATTCCATCATAGTATCAAGAACATCTGCATTACCAATAAATTTGTATTCAGTTGATACCGCACCAACATAGTTTGAATTTTCAATATCGGCATCAGATGGAGCTGTAAAAATACCAAGAGATGGTAATGGCGTTTCTCTTGAAACCCCTCTTAATATTTCATACCATATTGATGAATATCTATCTTTATACTCGTATAACCCATTATCTATTTGAGTTAACCCCATATCCAACGCTTCGTCTATAAACATAACCACTCCTTATTCTTTGTTTTTAAATTTTTTATTATAAAATTTTATTACATTTATTATATCTTCACTAGTTTCTTCTTTCTTTTGTAATGACTCGTTTAATAACTTAATAGTTTCATCATCTGCAATTGTAAAACTCCCATCTACATATTCAGCATCTGGTAACGGTAAATCATCATTGTCGTTTCTATATTTTTTAACTAATTCCCAAAACTCTTCTTCATTATTAGCTTCTATATCAAGGGCTCCATAAGATTCCCATGTAACTGGTAATTTAAAATAAGGCATTTTATTTACTCCTTATTTATATAACTTGATTTATTTTTAATTGATGATAAATCAAATCAATAGAAAGTTTATTTAATTTATTAAAATCAGGGTATTTAGGTAAATCAGAATTTTCACATACATTTTTTATTTGTTTCTCTAATTTATCAAAATCATTTAATACATCATCTAATCCATATTTTCCTTTTTTAATATCCTTAATATAATTAGCTTGTTGTAATGGAAATATAAGATTTTTTGTTTTGAGTAATTCAATTCCTTCTAAAACCAATCGAATTAAATGTGATGCAAATTTAGTATCATACCCGTATTTTTTGATTAAAATTGTTCTATTACTTAAATTTTTAAATCTTTTATTTAAAATATCTAAAGCTTTTTTATTTAAAATTCCCATTGGAATTTTTATATCACCAACTTTTATATGTTCATCTTTAAAAATAAATTTTTTTATTTTATCCCTAATATGAAAAAGTGTATCTCTTGGATCTGCATTTTGTATTACATCTCTAACATATTCATAATCTTTATAATTATCTAATTTGATTATCATTTTTTTCTTTTGAGAATATGCATAACCTAAAAATCTATAATACAATCCTTTATGTAAAAAATCTTTTTTATGTTCAAGTAATTTAAGACCATTTGTATTATGATATATCAATTTATCACGAGGTATAAACAACTGCTCAATTATAGTTGGATTATTATCTTTGGCTAAATTTATAAATCTTTTTAATTCATAAAATTTTTTATCTATAGCCTCGGAAGTATTTTTATTATAGGCATCTTTGGATTTAATTGACATATCAGCTTCTTTTATATTTTTTAAACCAAAATAATAATCTATTTCAGCAACAAAAACACCTGCATAATCTTTGTCAGAATTTTCAGTATTTGTACCATATAAAAAAGAACCTATTGGGTATTCTAACAATGGTGTTATTTCCATTGCACTGTTTCCTCAATTATTAATTTTTCTTCTTTATTGTTTATTTTAAATGTTGCAACTATTTTATCATCTTTATTTTGAATTTCAGGATTCGTCCAGAATAATAATCGTTTTTGATCTTCATCTTCCAAAAATCCACCTTCATATGTTTCAACTTCTTTTAATTTTTTGGGGCATTTAGATGCTACATTTGATTTTATGATTTTTAACATATATTTATCTATTTTTTTTCGATGTAATTTAATAACGTGTTCAAGTATTTTGTCATACATTATAGTACCTGACATTGTTTTTGTTTCCTTTTGTTATAGGTTTGTAAAGCCAGTTTTTTATAATAAGGTATAGATGATTTCGATAAACCACCAAAACATATAATATTATTAACTAATACAGCCCAACTATTTAAATCATTATCCCTTATTTGTTTTATTGTTATTGTGGGAATCGACATAATAACCTCATAATTTTATAAAGTATGATAAACAATTGATTTAAAAAAAGGTTCTAAATATATTTGAAAATATTTGTATTTATCAATTTCACTTGGATCAATTAATTTTAAACTTTGTTTTGAAATTATTAATTCCCCAATTTCTTTAAAAAATATTTTAAATTCTGTTTTGTCATCATCTACAGGAATAGCATATAGTTGAATTTTATCTGAATTTAAAATATATAATTTTAACTTTTGTAATTTATTAAAAATACTCCTTATATTTAAAAAATTTGAGCGTAATATTTTTTTATATAAATTTTCTATTTCATGGTATTTAAAAGGTATACCCTTAATTAAATAGGAATCTTTATTATAATCAACACCCAAATACATTTTTCTATTTATAGAAAATATGAAAACATCATATAAGTTTTTTAGTTCTAATTTAGCAGGAAGGTTATGTTTGAGATGTAAATTTAAATAGCGGGTTGTATAAAATCCATCATATTGTCGAAGTATTATTTCATTTTTGTTAATAAAATTATTTTCAATATAAAAATCAATTATTTGTTTTGTAGTATCTCTTAAAAATTTTGTTAAATTTTTATCATCTTTCATTAATAAACCAATTTGCGTATTTCTTTCTTTTTTATCATGTTCATTAATTTCTGATACATCATACCCACTATTTTTTAAAATATTATAATGACATGATGGAATGTCATATGAATAGACATTATTATATATAAAATTATATTTTTTCATAAAACAAAAAAGCCGAGGTGATAATATTTCATCACCCCGGCTTTCTCTTATAATCTTAATGCATAAATAAAATACGCCACATAGCTATATCAATTTTCACAGCATGTGGCACATCAAATACATTTAAACTTTTTTCATGCAACCATTCTAAAACTTCTAATTTGGTTGTCATTTCATTATCAGTTTTGTGGATTGGTGGATATAGAAGTATACAATCTTCAAAATTAAAATTTGTATTATTATTAACTAAATTATTAAAATGTTCAATTGTAACCAAATTAGCGACATCATAATTTTCTAGTTTGGATTTATTTGATTTATAATGATAAATCGGAAATAATTTTTCATCATGTTGCAAACAAATAGTAGCATATACAGTTGTTTTTGTACCATAAAATTTAATCTTGTATTGCTCGTTAACATTATATAAAATATGAAATCCATTCTCACCAAATAATTTCATATGATGACAAGGGAAATCTAATACTTTATATGTGTCAGCATTTTTATACATTTGAATAAATTCTTTATCACAATTAATATTTTTAAGTAATAAAATATTTTCATTTAAATCATTTATTCCAGTTATATCAATTTTTTTACAAAACTGTAAATTATTTTCATTTGAATTTAACCACGAAATAAGATCAGTAGTCGTCAACGCAATGTTTTCAAACATAATTTCTTCTACTTCGTTAGTATCCGTTTCTTCAACACTAACATTTTCACTAGTTGTTTCTTCTTGATTAATCGACTCTTCTTCGAATAATTCATCTTCAAGCATATTAATCAATTCTGACATAAGCAAACTCCTTGTTTATGGTTCTATGGAATGAAAATCAAATCCGTTTTCAACATATTTCCAATTAACTGCAATTGCATCATGACAATGTATAGATTCTTCATGCACACATCTAACACACCAATCAATAATGCCATCTAATTCTGATAATTTTTTTGATAAAATTCTAATTGCATCTTCCACAAATAATGGATTTTCAGATGCAATTTTTGCTATTTCTTGTTCATCAACTCGCTTGATTATAGGGTATGGTTGTGTTTTAATATTATTCAAAACTAAATCAATAATATCTTCTAACCATATTTGTTTTTTATTTTTTAAATCCATATCAACTAGAATGTGTGCAAAAGATCTTTGCGCATGAGGAAATCCTTGCGTATCCAATTCTTTTGACAACGCAGCTGAACATGGACAATATGAAGAATATTGTACTTTTACAAATTGATGAAATTTATAATTATTTTCTTTTTTATATCCTTCAAAATAACATGAATGAAATAAAGGATATTTATTTTTACTCAATGGAGATTTTTTTATCATAGGCAAATCAAAAGACATTTTTATTTTTGCTTCATTTTGTCCTATTGAATTACACACAGCATCTAAACAATTTTTCAAAATTTCCCAATTTAACCCTTTATGCAAATAAGGTCTGATTGCTTCTAATAATCTAGACATTGATATGCCTTTCACGTTTGCAACCAAATTTGTTGAAATCGATGTATTCGCCACTAAATCGATTTCATGTTTATCATAATATGCATCTCGTAATAATAATGTAAAGGGTAATTTAATATTATCAACTCCAACGAGATTGATGGGGAAAACTACAATCGGAGCGTCATTTTCTTGAACATCTGGTAATGCTGACATTATAATTCTCCATCAAAATCAATACCCAAAACTCTTAAATTAGATCTAAGCAATTTAATTGTTTCAGGTTCCATATCTGGATTTTCTTTAATCATTGTAAATTCTGTGTTTAATTCTTGTTTTAAATAATTATTTTTTGCATCTATACAATCGGATTTAATTGTATAAAATTCTGTCTGATTTATTGGCATATCATTTGATACAGCACAGCCACTTTCCATTTCACCACATCTTTGCCCACCATTTAATTTTTTACCAGCAGTGGGTTGCATGGTTTTTCTAGATAGTGTAGATATGCTTCTATATGCTAATTTATTTTCTGCAATATGAATCAGTTTCATAAGATACATATATCCGACAGCAATTTTAGATTCAATTTTTTCCTTTGATACAGGATCATATAATTCTATTTCGTATTCACATTCAACAAAATCCATAATTTTATCCATATCATCTTTTGATATAGAGTTAAATTGTGGTTGAATTAAATACAAATCATCGATAAATTTTTCATCTATAATTTCTGGCAAATATTCTTTGAAACTATGTGAAATCCATTGTGTATCAGTTTTATCTGTCATTTTTATAAATGACATTATTAATTTTTTAATATCATCTTGTTTGCAATTATCTTTTAACATTTGTTTAAGAATATTTTTGAATTTCATTAAAGCTTCACTTAAATGAAATTCAAATAATTGCCCCAAATTCATTCTTGATAACACGCCCATTGGGTTTAAACAGATTTCAACATGTTCACCATTGGGTAGCTGTGGCATTGTTTCATGGCTCATAATAGATGTAATAACACCCTTATTACCATGTCTATTAGCTAATTTATCACCCACTTGAATTGGTCTTTCATATACAGCAGTCATTTCAATGTGAACACCTTTTAATTTCTCATCTTTTCTTTTATATTGTTTTGGATACATTAATTCATCAAGTCGGTGTTCTGTAATTAATTTTTTAGCCGTAGCTTCATCTGAATTATCTTTAATAATATTAATAATTTTATTACCATAATCAATTTGTTTTTGAATATTATATTTAATCCATGCATCATATTCTTTTAATTCTGTATGCCATTCATTTGCATATATTTTTATATCTGTAATTAAAATATCTTTTGGTGTTATTTTTTCTTGACTATCTTTAAAAATATCATAAACTTGATCTTTGATTGAGCCAAATAAGTACATATCTTTTAATCTAGCATACACATCACCCTTTTTTAATCTAGTTCCAACTGGAAATAAAGGTGTATATACTTCTGAATCAATTAATCTTTCTAATACTTTATTAGGAGATATATTAAATGATAAATCAAGATAATGAACAGATGTCAATGAATTATCTTTAACAAGTTTATCAGAAATAACAATTCCATCTTCGTTGTTATATCCATAGTATGACATAAATGCAACTTTAAAATTTCTACCTATTTTAATAAGACCATCATTACAAAATGAACTTGATGCAATTATATCACCTTTATTAAATTTATCACCGATATTTAATACGGTAGTCATATGACTCATATTATCAGATAGAATTTTTTTAATACCTATATCAATTATTTTTATTTCACCATTTTTATATCCAATAATAAGTTTTTTAGTATCTTTGTATATAACTTCACCATCATCTTTTGCATATTCTATAAAACTAGTAAATTCAGTAAATTGTTTTTCCACACCAGAACAAACCAATGGCACTTGAAAATTATCAAGTAATATAGCTTGTCTCATTTGAGAAGCTGCCATTTGTAATCTAGTAGTATCATCATGTTCTAAAAATGGAACCATTGAAACAGCTAATGATGGAATTACTTTCGTATTATCTTCTAAAAATTTAAAATTATTATCAAATTTGACAACTGGTGTTACATTTTGTACAACACCACAGTTTTCTCTATCTGGTGTATCAACGGGGCATATTTTACCTATCATTGATTGATTTAAATCCCTTAATTTTATAGGTATTGATTCCTTTTTAAATCCACCCGGCCCAGATAACGTACACTGTGTTAATTTAGTTAATTGTTCAACTGGGTTAATACAAAAATCATATTGAATAATTTCTGAAACATTGCAACTTGCTAAAATTTTTGTTTTATTAATATTATATTTAGGTTTATTTGAATTTCTACATGTCAAACATAATTTATAAATATTTTCCATAAAATATTGAATAATAGCATATTCATAACATCTCAATCTTTTATTTAAATAATCTGTATCATCAAGTTGTATTTCATTAATAAGAATATCACATAAACAATCCAAAATATTATCATGTGGAATAAATTTTTTTGCTATTACATCAATATCCAAAATATTTTCTAAAGTGAAAATATAATCTTCACCTTTTTCTTTTGGATTTTTTCTTGAAAAATAATCTCCAATTGCTTCAATATACATTTCTTGTGTAACTTCTGAATAAGCATCTATTAAATCCAATTGTAATAATTGAAGAATTGATTTTTTGTCATTAGGAATTTTATTTAATTCATCTTCATCCACATCTTTTAAAAATAGTTCTTCTACTTTTTCTATACCATAAAAGGCATATAAAACAATAGATAGAGGAATTTTTTTGGATAAACTAGCTATTGATACAAATGAAGGAGCTTTCTTTTTATTATCCGTCCAATAGATACCAATTCTTCCTACATTACTATGAAAACGAATTTCATTTTTAAAATATAATGTCAACAACGGAATATCATATAATTGGAACCTTGGTATTTTTCTTCTACCGTTAATTACAAACCATTGATTATCAACAAGTTTTGGAATCTGCATTGATAAATCAACAATATTATTATTTTTAGATAATTTTACATTAATATTTTCTTTAATTGTATTAACTAGATTATGTCCAGTATATCTAATATCTGATTTAGAAAATTCTTCTAGTTTAAATCCATATTTAATAGGCACTTTTAAAATTTCTTCAATAGTGTCCATTAATTTTAAATCATCTAATTTTCGTAGATTAAAAATATTTATTTCTGGTAATTTTAAATCAGGATTGTTTTGATACATTTTCACCCCTTATATTTTTAAATATCTTTATATGATACACCACATAATATTTTATCAATAACACCTCCAGAATACAATCCAGGTTCTAATAATCCATTGATTAATTCTCTTTTTGTATTTGAAAATGCTAATCCCATTAACCAACTTTCTAATGATGGAACCGCAACTATCGAATTTAATTCGTATGATACTTTGTCACGGTTTGGCAATAATCTCCATTTTTTTCTAGCACTCCACATCAATTGTGCAACTAAACATTCAAAATGTATTAACATGAAAAATCTTCCATCTGAATAAATATGATGTAATTGTTCAACCAATATATCGCATGTAACAGATGAATCAAATTTATGAACAAGTTGTGATATTAATGTTAATGCACCGACAATATCATCTTGTTTCATTTTTTTATTTTCTGTTTCATTTTCAGTAACATCTTTATTTTTTGTTATAGCAACACCAGATGTATGGAAAGTTCTTAATACCATTTGAGTATTTGATTCTCCAAGTGATTGAGCAGCAATAGATCCAACAAAACGGCTATTATTTAAATATTCATATAATTTACCATAACATGTTTTACACAATTTTTTTGTTTTGCAGAAAATGGGACTACGTATAAATATTCGTTTATTAATTATGTTATTTAAATTTGCATCTGTAATTAATTCTAATTCTGTTGGTTTTTCAGGATCTGGCGCATACCAACGACCTTTGACTGAATATGCTTTTTTCAAATCATTTATATACACCCCTAATAAATCAGTTGTACCACAATCTTCATTTTCATAATCAATCATTAAATTAGAACAAGCGAAAAGAAATTTTCTAAATAAATAACCTGATGATGCTGTTTTGATTGCAATATCTAGCAATCCCTTGCGACATCCATATGAAGATAAGAAAAATTCAGTTGGTGTCAATCCATCAACTAAACAATTTTTAACAGGAATTGGTAAAATAGTACCTTTGAAATTAGATACAAATCCTCTTGTTAATATTAATTGTCTAGCTTGGTCCCAACTCCCTCTTGCACCAGATTCAATCATATCAGTATATATAAAATTTTCTTGTAAATATTTTTTAACCTTGTTACTTGTTATTGCTTTTAATTGTTGTTGTGATGTTTTCTTAGAATAAATTTCATTTTTTAATTTTTCATTTGAAGTCATACCTTTTAATGATATGGTATGCCCAATTAAAGTTGCATATTTAAAACCAGTTGTTTTAATTTTATCTAAAACTTCAACAATTTCATCAGGGTGTTTATTAAAAATTTCATATATTATTGAAGATATAGATTTAGTTGTTATTTTTTCAGTAATTACTTTATAATCTTTTGGAAAACATTTATTAATCAATGCCATACCATAAGTCATTTCAACATTTTTAAATTCACATTTTTGTCCATATTTACCATCTTTTGCAACACTCAGTAAATACAAACCCAAAATCATTTCTTGACTTGGTAAAGTAATAATTTGCATATTAGTTGGGTTGATTAACATTTTAGTAGATAATGCTTGTCGTTTTGCTTCTTCTTGAGATTCAGGGGTGATTGGTAAATATACTGCCATTGCGTCCCCATCAAAATCAGCATTAAATCCATGACATACCATTGGGTGAATATAAATAACATCAACAATATCAACTTTTATTTTAAATGCCATAAAACTTAATTTGTGTAAACTAGGTTGTCTATTTAAAATACAAACATCATCTCCTATTATTTTTTTACAAATATCTAATAATCTTGGATCATTATAAAATTGACATTCCTCAACACATAACAATGCCTGATTTAAAAATTTAAATTTTCCCGAATTATATAAATATTTTGCGATTTTAATCTTATATAATTCTAAAACCATTTTATATGGAAGAATACATTCATCCAAATTAATATTGGGGGATGGTGCAATAACAGCTCTACCAGAAAAATCTATTCGTTTTCCAAGAATATTCCCTCTGATTAAACCCTCTTTTTTAGAAATTTTTTGAATGATATATTCATATAATTCATTATAAATATATTGAAATTGTATATAATAATTATGATAAATTTTAATATGTTGTGTAATGTCCATATCAATTTTAGCCATAATTTCTTTTCTGACTAACAATTGATTATAATATTGATTAATTTGGTCAACAGATTTTGTATTAGCATTTATTTGAGATATTGGTCTGAAATCAGGTGGTATAACCAAAATTTCATTAATAAACAATTTATCCTTATTATCATCAATCATTTTAAATTGTTTATTTTCAGGATCTATCAATCTATATTTTTCAATTGTTTCTTTTAAATATATTTCAGCAGCTTCATGTAATGAATAGTATTCCAATTCAAATTTATCTAAATCTTCGTTTTCACCAAGCTCTCTTAAAAAATATTCGCCATCTTTTTTATAAATAATATTTTTATAAGATTTCATTATTTTTGTGATAGCTTCAACAATTTTCTCGTTTGGAAATACTTTTTTTAATAGTAATAAAAAAGTTTTATTTAAAACAGGAATTGGTAATATTATTTTTGCATATTGTCTGCGTCTTTTAATAGAATGTGTAATAGGCAATCCATTGCAACATTTTTCATTACATACTGTGCCCTCAGCACTTTTACCGTGATAAATACCACAATGACATGTATAATTATTTTCCAAACCAAAAATATATTCAGAAAATAACCCATCTTTATGGTATCTTTTTTTCTTTTCAAAATATTTTGAGGTTGTTATCTCTGGTAAATCTTTCATAAAATCGTTTGATAATAATTGGGGCATATACTTTTCTCCTAGAAAAAAAAGAAAAAGAAAGGACAGAATTGATGTAGCATTTATATGTTGGAATTACCACCTTTTGAAATCTCACTATTAAGATCTCAAAAGGTGGTAATTTTATTTTTAAACCAAGAAAATTTTTTTTAAGGTATCTTCAATATCTAATCTAGGAATACCTAAAAGTTTATTTAAAATAATAGAAGTGTGAATGATTTTCGAATGGCGTGATAATTTTTTCTTTAATTGTTTTTTATTATACATTTTATTGTTATTATTTGGATCTATACATACTTCATGGTCATCAATATTAATTTCAATAATTTTAAAATCTCTCCAATAAGCTTCATCATAATTCCATTTTTCTAAAAATTTTATTAAATACCCAACTTGATTAACAAACGAAATAGGATTTTCATCATCAAATACAAATTTATTGAAACAATATTGATAAACAATATTATTAACAAAATTCAAATCTAATATTGGATTTGAAGGTAGTGTCATAGCATTTGGGTGTATACTATTTAAAATATAAATTTTATCAACTAAAATTGATCGTTGGTTTAATCGTTTTATTTCTAACACTACATTATTAATACTAGTTTTTAACACATATTCTTGTTTGATATTAATTGGAATTAAAAGACCTTGGTATTGTAAAAATCGTGGTTTAATATCTGTTGTTAATTGAATTAAATTGGGATTATCTACTGGAACAATTTTAATATTCAATTTTTCAAGATCCATTTCCCAATTTAACATTATGCGCCTCCTATTTGATTATGAATTGTCATAATTAATTCATTTGAATGTCGAGATGACATTCTATAGGATACAAATGCAGCTGGAAAATGGGAACACTCTTTTTCAATATTATATAAAATATCATGAATTGGATGTAAATTCAAATTATATTTTTCATTACACAAAATATAAATACCATCTTCAACAATTATATTCAAATCAGTTATTTTTTGTGTTTCAACAATTTTATTTAATTTTGATTTAATTTGTTTTGAAAAAATATATTTTGTAGAATCTAATATATCAATATTTCCTAACGTATTAATAACAACAGCTTTATTTTTATTTGATATATTTTTAATAATAATATCGTGATTTGACAAATTTTTATTTGTGAAATATTTGATAAATTTGAATATCAAATCTTCTATTTTAGTTAAATCTGTAAATGATACATAATCACTTTTGAATTCAAATTTAAAAGATTCTTTACTAATTGAACTTATAAACAATCTACTATCGTTTATATACAATTTAATAGTTTTTGGCAAATTTATATTATCAAAAACATCTCTACAATCAAATATAAACTGCGATTTATTAGTTAATTTTTTTATATCTGTTAGATTATCGTATGACAAATATTGATTAATAGGATTTATTTTATTTCCATATAATTCCTTACATGCATAAACTTTTTGTATATTTAAAAATTTATTATTAAAAACATAGTTATGTTTTTTAACTTTATCCCCATCAATAATATTTATCTTATCAAAAATTTGTGTTTTTATACAGGCATCCAATAAAGTTTTGCCTATACTACCAACACCAATAATTGATATTTCACTTCCCATTATTAATAGCCTTTTTCAAAATTTGTGCGTATTTCATTAATACATTTTTTGCAAATATTGTATGTAAACTATATGTTTGAATTTTTTTAAATTTTTTTTCATCGCCATCTTTTAAAGCTTTATTTATTTGCCATTCATCAATATGGTAAATATTTTCAGCCAACATATCAAAAGACAAAGTTAAAACCTTTTCAAAAAAGGTGTTTTCATCATATTTGTGATAATACAATATCTCAGACAAATTAAAAAAATCTTCAGTATATACTTCTTCGGATTGCATTTTATCACAGATGATTTTTAATTTTTCTAAATTTTCATCTGCTTTAATTTCTTTTAAAAGTTCATCAATAATCATAATTATAAACCAATTATGCCCCCACTACTATATGTGTACCACACAAGGTATATATAATAGTGGGGGCATATTATATATTAACCTTTATTCCCAGACTCAGTCCGGAAAAATTCAATCGAATCACCCGCAGTAGGAATATAGTTATTATTTACAACTGCGTCATTGACTCGAAAATCGGGCTTCTGTGGAAGACCCATAACAGAAGCAAGATTGGCATGAATATCCCATACACTCTTGCCTTCATCGTCAACTTCACGATTTTTTGCACCATAAATTACAGTAATTTTATCATCTTTTTTATCAGGTGTGGAAATATCAATTTCCTCACCACCTGAAATGTCAACTTCTTCATCAGAACTTAAATCAATTTCATCATTATCTGCATCAGTATGATTAAGAATTAAATCAATTAAATTAGCTTTGGTGGTTTTAGAAATTCCAGTATAACCAAGATTTCCAGCAATTATTCTAAGATTAGATGCAGTTTCACTATTTAATAATTCTTCATAATAATTACGAATCATTTCTAAAAGAGTTGTTTTATTGGCTTTTGAATATCTTGAAAGATTATACTGCGCACAAAGGGCCCGAAGCTCTTTAGCAGTTTTTTCATTTAATTCAGCCAGTGTGAAAACTTCGAGCCCATTGACAATAACACTCATAATAATTCTCCTAAGAAAAAAAGTGGTTAAAGTTATCTTTTTTAAATAATTTAAATAATAGGTCTGTTGCGAGATATAACACTCATCTCACAAATATCAAAACTAATCTTATTTTTATAAATGCTTATATTATTTTCTTGAAATAATTTATAATAATTGTAAAATGCCCATTGCATACAAATAGATACTGTTCCATTTGTAAACAACAGTTGTGGTACAGATTCCACTAATTCATCACACCCAATTTCATCAGGTGTTCGATCAGTTGGATTGGCGATATCCTTATGATCTTGATAAATAGTTGGTGAAAGCTGTACACCATCCTTTTTAGCGAAAATAATTACATCCCCATCAATGTAAAAATTTCCACCTGATATATATAAACAATTAGATAATTTATTACAATGATCTTGAATAATTTTTCTGGTTTTGTGATTATCAACCCCAGATAATATTATACTATTATCAACAATAGTATTTTTAATATTTTGTGAATTGATATATATAGCTTCTGTTTTTATATCTAATTCTTCAAATTTATTCTTCATTTTTTTAGCTTGGACTTCAGCTTTATTTTCTCCTATTTCATCCCATTCAAAATATTGTCTTGCAAGATTCCCATCATCATAGGAATCTCCATCAATTAATATTATGTCATAATCTCTCCTATTTTCTAAATAATTAATATAACGGCAAATTGGTTCACACAAACATGAACCAATTCCCCCCAATCCAATAATATAAATACTAACTTTATTCAAATTATAACTCCCTTTTAAAATGGTAATACACCCTCATTTATTTCATCATCTTCATCAACTATATTTTGATCATCAACAATAAGAAAATCAAAATCATCTTCATCATTATCAAACATTTCCAATCTTTCAATTTCACCATTTTCATTAATAAAAAAGTCATCATCAAAATTGACTTTCTTTTCAAATGGAACTTCTTTATTTAAAATAGGATGGTGTTTATGTTTATTAAAATGTTGAGTGTAGAATTCTTCTGTATATCCACCATATCCAAAAAGATTTGAATGTTTTCCATATTTTGATTTATTAAGTGTAAGTGTATTTACTTTTATAGTTTGATGCCATTTATCAATAATTTTATTATATCCATCTGATAATGAATCACATGAAATTTCAGGAAATAATTTTGGTGTAGATGAAATTACCTGCACTTTATTATTATAGAAAATTCCTAAAGTTTTACCCAATAATTGTTGAACAATATTTTTTGGGTTATTAAGATATTGTGATGCATTGACGTTATTTTTTCGAATAATACCATCAATAACATCTACATAAGAAACATCTTGTCTATGTGCATTTGCAACAAATTGACACGATATTTCAAACGATTCATCATGTTCTGTTAATTTACCTATGGTAATATGTAACCCATCAAAATCCATTTCATCTCTAATATCAATACCTGAATGAAAGGCAGACATTGTATTATGTGAGTGAATTGTTCCAATAATAGAAATACCCGGTGTTGGGGCGTTTTCATATTTAATTGATGCACCTGTTACTACTTGTTTGTGCGGTGGAAAAATAGTCATTTTTTTTGCTTTTCTATCAAATCCAATAAATACCATACATTCTGCGGAATGTTTATTATTTACATCCCTAAAGAATTTTAATATTGATGAAAATTGATGTTTATTAATTTTTGGATATCTCCATTTAATTGTACTCTTAATTGATTTTAATTGAGCTATTTCTTCTATGGGTACAATTGTTTCTAGATATTTTTGTTTATCTTTATAATATAT